CCCTTGCGTAAGACGTTTTCCCAAAATGAAATGTATATTTATGAGGGGTATATTACGATAATTGTGTACACAATTCAAAAGTAGGCCATTTTGCCCTGCTTGGGGCGCATGATTGAATCAAAACAACGTATATATTGAGATGTTTTCAGACAACGAAAGAAGGTGAGGCGCATGGGAGGAAGACCGCCGAAACCGGTCAAAATACTGGAGATGGAGGGCCGGAGCCACCGGACAAAGCAGGAGCTCCTCCAGCGGAAGCGTGGAGAGGCGGCGACCCTGTCCGGCCGGAAGCTGATTGAGTCCAAAGAGGTGCGGGCGGATCCCGAAGCCCACGCAGAATTCCGGACTCTGGTCCGTCTCTTCGACGCCATTGAGAAAAACGACGCCCTGTACAGCGAGGTGATCAACCGGTACTGCCTGCTGAAGTCCGAGTGCACGTCCCTGGCGGCCCGGCGGGATGCTCTGAGTCAGGCAATGGACGACCTGCCGCTCCACAGGGATGAGATGGAATACGAGGAGTATATGAAGTTCATGACGTCCACGGCCAAAAGTGTCCTTGCCCTGGACAAACAGATCCAGGACAAGCGCCGGATGATGCTGTCGATTGAGCGGGAAAACATCATGACGATTGCCGCAGCGCTGAAATCCGTACCAAGGCAGCCGGAGAAAAAGACCAATCCTCTGATGGAGGCTCTCAATGGTTAAGGATGGAAGGGCATACCAATACGCGCAGTGGTGCGTTACGGAGCCGGACCGGAAGGTCCCGCGATACGTAAAGATGCAGTGCCAGCAGTGGCTTGAGATCGCGGACGGTAACAATCCGGAAGCGTATGTGGATGAGAAGCAGTATGAGAAGATTTGCAAGCTGATGAGCTTGCTCGTGCATCCGGACCTTGGTGGGAAGAGCATCTATGAAGGCTTGGACGATTACGCTTGGCTCCTGATCACGGCAGTCCTCTGTACGATCTGCCGGCCGGATACGGAAAGGTATAAGCTGTCCGGCGCAGATCCGGAGAAGGTAAAGATCCGGTACTACGAGACCGCACTGCTGGAGATTGCCAGAAAATCACATAAGACGTTTAACTCAGGAGTGATTTTTATCCTCCTGATGCTCACAGAGCCGGCCTTCAGCCGGTTCTTTTCAGTTGCGCCAGACCTGGATCTTTCCTCTGAGCTGCAGGGGGCCATCAAGAAGATCATCAAATCGAGTCCGATTATCTACGATGAGGAGGACCCGACCTTTAAGCCGCTGCGGAAGCAGATCAGGTGCCTGCTGAATGATAACGAGTACACGCCTCTCGCATACTCACGTGATAGGATGGATGGTAAATTGGCCCAGGCCTGGCTTGCGGATGAGGCTGGAGCCCTGGACGATTATCCCGTTGAGGCCATGCGCTCGTCGCAGATCGAAATCCTGTCGAAGCTCGGCATTATCATCTCGACGCAGTACCCGAACGACAAAAACGTCTTTATGACGGAGATCGACATTGCAAAGAAGACCCTGGACGGCCTGCTGGAGGATACCCGGTATTTTGCCCTGCTCTATGAGCCGGATGAGGACCTTGCGCATGGCGAGGTGTGGATGACGGATGACCGGTGTATTTACCAGAGTAACCCGGTATCCGTGGACAAGCCTCTCGTGTTTGCGAACCTCGTCAAGAAGCGCACCCTGGCGATCATGTACGAAGGTAAGCGGGAGAATTACCTCTGCAAGCACAACAACATTTTCTATCGCGGTCTTGGTACAGAGGGTTATGTTGACATCCAGAAAGTCAAGCTCTGCCGCGGGGAACTGCCGGACGATTTCTGGAAAGGACGGCGCGTCTGGTGCGGCCTTGATCTGTCCCAGACGGATGACAACACATCTGTCGCAATGGTCACCTATGACAACGACACCATCTATGCAAAGGTTTTCGGCTTCATCCCGGAAGGCGCGATCGAGCGGAAGACCCTGCGCGAGAAGGTCGACTACGCGGATCTGATCCGCCGGGGCGAATGCTTCGCCTGCGGGGATGAGGTGATTGATTACAGTTTTGTCGAGCGATTTATCATCAGCCTACCGGAGAAATACGGCGTGGATATCGCACAGGTAGGCTATGACCGGTATAACGCAATCTCGTCAGTCCAGAAGCTGGAGGAAGCGTATATCGAGTGTGTTGAGATCAAACAGCATAGCTCCGTCCTGCATCCGGCGACGAAGCTGCTGCGGGAATACATTCTGGAGACCAAATTCCGATATGGTAATAACAGGATGCTGGAGATCAACTTCCAGAACGCGCGGTGCCGGAAGGATACCAACCAGAACTTATACGTAGACAAAAGCAAGTCCACCGGAAAAGTCGATATGGTGGTTTCTACAATCAATGCAGTCCACCTGATGCAGCAGGAACAGCTTTTCGGCGGTGATGACTTTGTGGTGCAGGTAGCATAAGAAAGGAGAATGGATGGGAAAGAAAAAGAAGAAAGAAAAGCTCCCAGAAATCAGGGCAGATACTTCAACGACTCCGGCGGCTCCGACGACAGCTTCGGCGGATTTGGTCCCAGGGGTGGAACCGGGCGTTACGAGCGACCTGCTCCGGGCCCTGCTCGGACTTAACCAGATCACGATCACGCGGGCGGACGCGCTGCAGATTCCAACGGTGCAGGCCTGCATCACCCTGATCTCCAACACGATCAGCCGTCTGCCGATCCAGCTCCTGCGAAAGAAGCGGAATGGCGACATCGAGATCGTGAAGGAAGATCCAAGGGTCTTTATGCTGAATGACGACACCGGCGACACCCTGACGGCTAAAATGTTCTGGAAAGCCATGATCGAGGATTACTATCTCGGCAGAGGCGGGCACGCCTACATCAACAGGAGGCTGAATAAGGTCCAGAGCATCCACTACGTTGAGGACCAGAGCGTCAGCATTGGCTTTGAAAGCTATGATCCGATCTTTAAGAGCTACGACATACTCGTGCAGGGCCAGAGGTACAATCCGGACTGTTTTCTAAAGATCCTGAGAAAGACCCGGGACGGGATGCACAATCTTTCCATCATCGAAGAGGCTCCACTCGTCCTTGCCGTTGCACTGGCCGAGCTTAAGTTTGAACTTGCCAATGCCAAGAAAGGCGGGGCGAAACGTGGTTTTCTCCAGTCAGAGAAGATCATCAGCCCGGCGGCACTGCAGGAGCTGAAGGATTCCTTCCGGAGACTCTATGGAGACTCGGATGAGAACGTGGTGATCCTTAACAATGGCATTAAGTTCCAGGAGTCCAGCGCAACTGCCGCAGAGCTCCAAATGAACGAGAACAAGCTCAGTAATTCACAGGAGATCTGCAAGCTGTTCGGAATCCCGGCATCGATGGTATGTGGAAGCCAGACAGGCAACAGTATGACGGACTACGATATCGGTCAGTTTATTCGGGCCTGCGTCGCTGTCATGACAGACATTGAGTGCAGTTTGAACCGGGATCTTTTACTGGAATCTGAGAAAAGCTCCTATTACTGGCAGTTCGACACGAAGGAACTGACACGTGGATCCATCAAAGAGCGGTATGAGGCCTATAAGATTGGACTGGAAAAGAACTTCCTTCAGATCGATGAGGTCCGCGAGAAAGAAGACATGGAGCCGCTCGGAATCGACTGGCTGCAGCTCAATCTGAATACAGTCTTCTACGATCCGAAGACGAAACAGGTTTACACACCGAATACCAATGCAAGCATGAACCTGGGTGACGGCTCCGGAGCTGTGGGAACTCGGATGGGAGCCCCAACTGAATCTCAGACTGAACCCCAGGATGAACAGATCGAACCGGAAGGAGGTGAGAACGATGAGAGCGGAACTGAGAGCTGACGGCCTGCATATCAGCGGCTATGTCAATGTCCCCGGCAGGGAATCGCGGCCTGTCATGACGCCTCATGGCAGGGTGATTGAGATCATCGAGCAGAGGGCATTTGCAAAAGCTATCGAGAGGGCAGGCAACATCAATATGCTTCTGGATCATGATCCGCTGCGGATTCTGGCCAGCACGCAGGCAAACACTCTGACAGTCAGAGAGGATGCTGTGGGACTGAGAGCGGAATCTGTGGTGACCGATCCGGAGGTGATCGAGGGAGCTCGACATGGCAAGCTGAGAGGCTGGAGCTTCAATATCAAAAATCCGAAGGACACCCTTGAACAGAGAGCGGAGGGTCTCCCGATCAGGCACATCACAGACCTCGACATGGACGAGATCACCCTCGTGATGAACAAGGTCCCTGTCTACTCTTCCACCTCCATTGAGGTGAGAGCAGATACTGAGGAGTCCGTCGAGTACCGGGCTGGGGAAGACGAGCTTGAATTTGAGGATAAGTCTGAACCGGATCCGGATGAGCCGGATGAGCCGGAAGATAAGGATGATCCTGAGGACGACAAGGATGATCCTGATGAGGACGAAACCAGAAGTCTCCACGAAGACTACAAGAACCGAATCAACGCACTGAAATGAAAGCAGGCTGAATGAAGCCTGTTATTTTTATGCCCTTTTCGAAAGGAGGACATGTAATGAACGAAAAGCGACTGAAAGCGCTCAATGAGAAAAGAAATGAAATCCTGGAGCAGATGGAAGCCCTGACGGCAGCGGCTATTGATGAGAACGGCGAGGAGAGAGCCTTTACTGAGGAAGAGCAGAGTAAGTTCGATGCTCTGGAGGCCAGTGCCAAGGCACTGAAGACCACGATCGAGGCAGAGGAGAGAGCCCGTGAGCTCGAACTGAAGCCGGCCGAGGACAAGAAACCGGAGGGAAAGAAAGATATGAATGAGGAGCAGAGAGCTGCTTCCGAGGAGAGAGCTTTTGCTGATTTCCTCAGAGGCGTGGTATCCGAGGAGAGAGCCGACCTGACCAAAGCAGATGGACAGGTTACGATCCCGACCACCATCGCTCAGAAGATCATCACCAAGGTCTATGACATCTGCCCGATTGCCAGAATGGCAACCAGATACAACGTCAAGGGAACCCTGACGATCCCGTACTACCCGGCAACCGTAGGGAATGCCACTCCCGACATCACCATGGCATACGCGGACGAGTTCACTGAGCTGGAAGCCACCAGAGGCGTCTTTGCGAACATCACTCTGCAGGGATTCCTTTCCGGCGTACTGACCAAGGTCTCCAAGAGCCTGATCAACAACTCTCAGTTCGACATTGTGAACTTTGTCATCACTCACATGGCTGAGAATATCGCAAGATGGCTTGAGAAAGAACTGCTGGTCGGAACCAATAACAAGATCACTGGTCTTTCCACCGTGTCCCAGATCGTTACCGCAAACGCCGCTGCTGTCATCACGACCGATGAGCTGGTAGACCTGCAGGATACCATCAAGGATGCGTTCCAGGGCAACTGCTGCTGGATCATGAGCACCAAGACCCGGACCGCCGTCAAGAAGCTGAAAGATGGCCAGGGCAACTACATCCTGGAGAAAAACTTCTCTGACGGACTCGACAGCAACAAGCTCCTGGGTAAGCCGGTTTATGTCTCTGACAACATGCCCGATATGGCAGCAAACAAGATGGCTATCTACTATGGCGACTTCAGCGGTCTGGCTCTGAAGGTCTCCGAAGACATCAGCATCGAGGTCCTGAGAGAGAAATACGCCACCGAGCATGCAATCGGCGTTGTGGGATACATGGAGTGCGACTCCAAGATCGAGAACGCGCAGAAGATTGCCGGTCTCAAGATGGCAGCAGCGTAATCCCGGGAGGTGAGACCGCATGAAGGTAAAAGCAATAGTTGGTTTCAGTGGTCCGGCGGTCTCCATGAGTGTCGGTCAGGTCGGCGAGATTGCAGACAAGGCGATCCTTGCCGACCTGCTCAGAGCTGGCTATATCGAGGAGATCGAGTCCAAGGCTGAGGCCAAGACCGAGGATAAGCCGAAAAAGAAGGCGGTGAAGTCCGGTGAAGATAAGTGAGATCACCAAAGAGCACGTTGCGGATTTCCTGAGACTGGACGACGCTACAGATCCCCTGATCGTTCCAATAATGGCGGCAGCGCGACAGTTTATCATCGACTACACCGGACTGACGGAATCCGACCTTGACGACCATGAGGACTTTTATGTCGCCTTTATGGTGCTCGTGCAGGACATGTACGACACTAGGGCGATGTATGTCGACAAGGGCAACGTAAACCGTGTTGTCGATTCCATCCTGTCCCGCCACCGCGTCAATTTCCTCTGAGGGAGGTGAGCCTATGTATGTAGATCCGGGCGACCTCAACAAGCGGATCCAGATCATCCGAAAAACCAAAGGAAAGTATGACAACAAGGGGCACCTGATCGAGACTGAGGAAATTATCCGCACATGCTGGGCCAAGGTCACCAACACATCAGGGACAGAGCTGATACGGGCAGGCGTGGAGCTGAGTGACGCGAAGAAGCGCTTCCTGGTCCGCTCGACCCGCACAGAGATAAACGCTGCCATGATCGTACGATACCAAGGCGAAGACCACGACATCAAATATGTCAATACATACGCGGACAACAGGGATTACACGGAAATCTGGACCGGAGTAAGAAAGGCGGTGATCTGATGGGCTGGTACAGATGTATCGTTGAAGGTTTTACGGAAATTGATAATGCGTTCCAGACAATTCTTATGTCAGACAGAATCTGCTCTTACGCGGTAGAAAAAGCGGCGCCAGAGCTTCTGAAAGCCGTAAGAAAGGCCATTATAGACACCGGCGGCGGCGAAAAACTGGCAAGATCCTACACGACCACAGGCCCGTACATTAACCGGTGGGGAGTATTTGCCGAAGTGGAGCCAGTTGGCAAGGATGCTGACGGGCATGACTGGGCGACGCGGGCGGCGGTAAGGGAGTATGGGTCTACGTGGCCAAAAGAAGCCAGCGATGCAGCCAAGATCCATCACCCGAATCAGGCAGGAATGCCCAAAAACGCGCCGAGGCCTTTCAGGGAGCGGGCGATGGACATTGCAAGAGTTAAATGCGAACAGGCAATGAGAGATGCGGTCAGCGAACAGATCGACAAAGCGTGGGGATGATGAAGAGCATAAATGAAGTCATCGTATCAGCGCTGAAGCCAATCGGACTCGAGATAGCGGAAGGGCTGTACGAGGGAGACGAAGAAGAATTTTATACATTCAGCCTTGCCGACAGTCATGCGGATGACTTCGGCGACAACGAGGACCTGAGCCTCACCTATTATGTACAGATACATTATGTTTGTCCGTGGAATTATGACTACGCGGACAAAGTCAGGAAAACAAGGAAAGCGCTGAAAAGTGCCGGGTTCACTTATCCCAGTCTGACAGATTACTCAGACTCGGAGAACAGGATCCGGCACTATATTTTTGAGTGCGCAATCGAAAATAACTTTGATTTAGAGGAGGACGAAGAGAATGAGTAAATACGGTGTTGAGTATGCCGTTTTTGCGGAACGTAATTCTGACGGCACTTATGCAACTGGTCAGTGGATCTCTCCTGTTGCGGCTTTTAACGGTACGCCCAACGTAGTCTCCGGCTCCGACTTTGGCGACAACCGAAGCCTGGATCCGGAGTCCCTCGTTACGGGCGGCGCTATCTCCGTGGAGTTTAACCGCGACCAGAATGAGATTTATACCTTCCTGCTTGGTCATGAGCAGGGGACCGGTGGCGAGATCACTTTCAATTCCAACGATGAAGCGCCCATTGTCGGCTGCGGCGCGATTGGAAGATCCAGCGACAACAAGTACACGGCGATTTTCTACAAGGAAGTTCAGTTCCACGAGCCGAACGACGAGAACGTGACGCGGAACAATTCTATCCAGCACAACCACCTGACTCTCGAGGGTGAGATCCTCATCCCGGAGGATGGCGACTGGAAGCTGCGGAAACAGTTCACAACTCTGGCTGAGGCAAAGACTTACCTCAATTCCATCGTTGGTATTAATGCATGAGCAATCTGATACCGAGGGGAGTCCCGGTACAGTTTGGGGCGGAGGAGCGGCATTTCCTGTTTGATTACGCTGTCATTGCAGATCTGCAGGACAGCTATGAGACAGATGTGCTGTCAATCCTCCGTCAGCTCTTTATGGACAAGCGGTCTCCGGGAGAGTACCAAGCCCGGGTCCTGATCGACCTGGTGCACAAGCTGTTGCTGGATGAGACAGAGAGGGAAAAATACTTTTACGACCGCGAGCTTAAAACGTATACAAAGCGGCAGGTTGCATGGATGATCGACCAGCTCAATGCCGATGATTTAGTTGAGGCTATCCTGAAGGCATGGACTGTGAGCATTCCAAAGGAGGAAGAAAGCCCAAACGCAGAGAGGGGGACGAAGAGGAGGACGCTGAAGAAAGAATCCTGAACGTCCCCCGTGTTTTGCTTTTGGGGATAGATCTGCTGCATTACAGCGAGCGCGAGGTGCTGTATATGACGCCTCGCAAGTTCATCTTATTGATGGATGCTTATGCAGATTATAAGAACCCCAAAAAGACAAGCTCCATAGACGATTTACCGTAAACAGAAAGGCGCGAAAGCATGGCATCGACTAAGACCATACGGCTAAAAATCGCTCTCGACGGTGAGAGGGAATTTAAGGCGGCCATGCAGGCCGTCAAGAAAGAATCAAGCCTCCTGAGGACAGAGCTCAAAAACCTCGATGAGAAATACAGAGGGAACGCAAACTCTCTGGAAGCTCTCGAGACGAAGCAAAAGACTCTGGCAGAAGCTCAGGAGACCTACACGAAACGCGTCAAGGCCGCGTCGGAAGGCCTCGAGAACGCGAAGAAAAACGAAACGGAACAGGCGCAGCGCCTCGAAGATCTCCGTGACAAGCTCGAAGAAGCCAAAAAGGCAATGGAAGCCATGGAGAAGGCAGGCGACACGACCTCGGAAGCTTACAAGGAACAGCAAAAGAGAGTCGATGAATTAAGCCAGGCTGTCAAGGATCAGATTATAGTCTATTCCAAAACTGAAGGAGCGGTCTCCGACTGGCGGAAAGAACTTTCGACAGCAAACCACAACCTCGAGGAGTGCAACGAGGAGATCACGAAGAATGATAAGTACCTCGAAGAGGCACGGCAGTCAGCAGACCATTGCGCGACCTCCATCGACAAATACGGCGATGAGGTCGGTGAGGCGGCGACAGAGTCCGAAAAGCTGTCTGTCAGTCTCGGCGACATGGTCAAAAACAAGGTCGTCGACATCCTCGGCGATGCCCTCATGAAGATGGGGCAGAAGGCCATTGAGGCGGCAAAGTATGTCTTAGAGGTCGGATCGAGCTTTGAGGCGGCAATGTCCGAGGTCGGCGCGATCTCCGGGGCATCCGCAAAAGAGATGGATGCCCTATCTGAGAAAGCCAAGGAGATGGGCGCGAAGACGAAGTTTTCCGCGACAGAGTCAGCAGAGGCTTTGCAATATATGGCTATGGCTGGATGGAAAACCAACGACATGATCGACGGCCTCGAGGGCATAATGAACCTTGCGGCTGCATCCGGCGAAGACCTTGCGACAACTTCCGACATCGTGACGGATGCCCTGACGGCATTCGGGCAGACCTCAAAGGAGTCTGGACGGCTGGCTGATATCATGGCAGCGGCGTCTTCCAACGCGAATACCAACGTCGGCATGATGGGAGAAACCTTTAAATATGCCGCTCCTGTCGCCGGTGCGCTCGGATACTCCATGGAAGATACCGCTCTTGCTATTGGTCTGATGGCCAATAGCGGAATCAAAGCATCTTCTGCCGGTACAGCACTCCGGTCAGGCCTGACAAGGCTTGCCGCTCCGACCAAACAGGTCAAGGAGGCAATGGACAAATACGGCATCAGCCTGACGGACACGGACGGCAAGATGCTTTCCTTCCGCGACCTTATGCTTCAGCTCCGGGAAAAGCTCGGAGGGCTGTCGGAAGCAGAACAAACCGCGGCGGTTTCTGCTCTTGCCGGTAAAAACGCTATGTCCGGCTGGCTTGCTATCATCAATGGCTCCGATGCTGATTTTGATAAGCTGGCTGGAGCAATCGACAATTCTAACGGATCAGCTGAAAGGATGATGCTGATCATGCAAGACAACCTTGCTGGAAAAATAGACATACTCAAATCAGCTCTTGAGGGATTGGGTATTGCTGCCTACAACTACGTTTCCGGACCTCTCCAAGGTGTTGTCGAATTTGTCACCGGGATTATCAGCGGAATCACAGAAGCGATCACCCCGCAGCGGACAGAACTGGAAAGCTTTATTGATGACATATCAGAAGCCAACGATCAGGTCGAGAAGAGCCTGGAACACGCACGGCAGACGGCAGACGGTGGAGAAGCTAAAAAAGCAGAGATCGAAGCATACCAGGGAATGCTGGATGGTATCCTTGACAGTTGCGAACAGTTCAACCTTGTGACTCTCGACAATGGCAAGCAGGCGATTGTGGACAGCTCGGGGACTATCGTCAAAACCTTTGAGGAGATCGATACCTCAGCCAATACCACAGAGGAAATACTCGAGCAGTGGGCGTCGGGCGGTCTCAATACGACAGGGATTGCAAAGACCTCGGGGACAGCTCAGGAGCTGATCGGATTTGTCGCTGACTCTGTCGATACTGTGGAGAGTCGGCTTGATAACTTTGCCGAGAGCGGGATCAACACGGATGGCGTCAATGCAGGCGTGAGTGCTGTCGTGCAGGTCTTTGATGATCTTGGCACGGAGATCATGGGGTACGAGACCGCGATTGACGAAGCCGGGAATGTCGAGCTTGATACAGGCAGTATCCAGTCAGGGACAGAGCTTGTTGTTACTTACTTCAATAACGCTTCCGGTAAAGTCGAGACCTTCAAGACAGATATTGAAAGTCTGAACGGCTCCAATCTCAACCTTTCCAAGGTCGCTGAGGAATTCACGCAGGTTGAGGACAGCGTCAAAAGAACATATACCATCACGGATGAGTTTACTAAGGCGAAGATTTCCCACATGGTCGACACTTTGGGCGGATCAGTAGATGGACTGTCTGATGCGTGGGACAGACAGACTGGAAAGCTGACAGCGACTCGTACAGAACTAGAGAACTGGTTCGACACTGCGAAGGAAGTCGCTGTTTATGAAGCCCTGCAGGATGCCCTCAAAGAAATGTATGACGCATGGGGCGAAGCGGCAGTCAATCAGGCGAAGGCTGAAAGCGCACTCTCCAAGGCTCAGGAAGAATTAAACGCCTACATGGATGAATACGGCGCGTCTTCCGAATACGCCATCATGAATGCAGACGAGTGGGCTTCTAAGCAGGTCGATCTGGAAAACAACGTAAAGAAAGCCGCCGACGAACAGGAACGCGCCAACGAAGCCATGAGGACGGCTGAAGAGGAGATCAATACCACTGGCGCGGCTCTGTCCGAGATGAAGGGCAAGGTCGAGGGTCTTCTGAAGCCGACCGAAGAGGCTGGAAAAAGTGCTGAGGACGCGGCGAACTCTGTTGGAGAATATGGCGACGAATCCAAGGAAGCGGCTGATCAAGTCGAGAAGCTGACCGAGAAGCAACAGGAAGCGATCACAGCTCTTGGCGAAATGTACAAAGCCACCGATGAAGACCTTGCCGCGATCCGCGAGAGTCTGGGTTATTCCGAGTCAGATTTTGCCGACTGGGCTCAGGGAATCATTGATGTAAGCGAAGAAATCGAGGAAGCCTTCAACGACCTTCACGGGGCTCTCGTGAAGGAATTTGAGGAAATGACCTTTGATCTCTCCGGTGAAGGATCCCCACTGGACAACCTTGAAAAGAACCTGAAGGACCGCAGTGAGAAGCTGAGAAGCTGGGTCTTCAATATGCAGGAGCTCATGGCGCAGCTCGATGCGGGGAATCTTGATCAAAGCGTCTATGATGCCCTTGTCGCAATGGGCCCTGAGAAAGGTGCTGACGCGGCAGCGGCTTTTGCTGACGGTTTCCGCAACGGAAACTATGAGCAGATAGACAGGATCCAGAGTGAGTTTGCAACACAGATGGACCTGTCCCAAAACGCCTACTTGATTGCAAGCGCAACTTCCACAGGTCAGGCTTATGTCGGAAATCTTGAAACGCATACTGTCGAAGGTCTCAGGAATGTCGCAAACGCAACGATTGCGGAAGCGGCAGCGGAGGCCGGCAAAACAGCTTCCAATAGTATCGCGGGTGGAATTTCCGAAAACTCTCCTCTGATCGAAGAAGCTCTTGACAGCTCAGTCACCACAGCCAACGACAGCGCCAAGACTGAGGCGGAGAACGCCAAGGACACCGGCACGACGATGGGCGACAGGACCAAGGAAGGTATCGAGTCGACCAAACAGGAAGTCAAAGAAGCTACTGAGGGAATGATCGAGAACGCGCGACAGGCGGGCGAGACGCTTGCATCAGAGTTTCACCGCGTCGGTCAGATCATCCCGCAGAAGATCAAGCAGGGCATTAACGAAGCGAATGGAATGGGGGTCGGTCCGACACCAGCCATTGAAAGCCTCATGCGGGACGCCTCAAATGCTGTCAGTAGTTCCGACCAGAACTTTTACAACTCTGGATGGAATTCTGCTGTCGCTGTCGGAAACGGTATTATTGGCGGGACACAAAATGCGGTCAACGCCGCTATCTATCTGGCAAACGCTGTCAATGACGCCTACAACAGCACCCTGCAGATCCATAGTCCGTCACGGGTAATGGAGAAAGGCGGCGTACGTACCGTTGAAGGTACTGAGGTCGGCTTTGAAAAAGAAACGCCGAAAGCCGTCAGGAAGGTAAAAAAGAGCGCGGAGAAAATTGCGGAAGCCTACGACGAAGGCCTGAAAAAGACCAAGACGGAAAGCATGATGCAGAATCTCAGCCTTTCCATCATCCGGGACAGCGCGGACACTATGTCACCTATTGCATCCCTGACAGATCATGCAATGGGCACGATCGGCTCCACGATGGACAGGACGCAGGCGGCGATTGCGAAAATGACCGCAGACCTCGGGCGGAAGCTCGACAGGCTGGCGGAAGCGCTGAACGTAACAGTATTCGCCGACTTTGGCACAGACAGATTCGATGCTCGGACGGTCCGAGTAGTCAAGCAGGCAATCAGCAAGGATAACAAAGCCTTAAAGGCATCGAAAGGGAGGTGATAGAGGCATGGGGAAAGCATCATTGAAAATACCGTATCATATTGAGTACGGAGGGTTTAAAGACTCTGTCTGGGGCGTCCATGTCTCCAAGCGTCCCAGCATACCAGCACCGAGAGAGATCATCCAGACCTACCAGATTCCCGGCAGGGACGGAGCGCTGACGATCAAGGACGGAACCTATGAGGATGTCCGCATCCCTGTCGAGTTTTCCTTCTCGGCTTATCCTGACACGTGGCAGGAAGTTGTCGCAGGCTTGAAAATCTGGTTGCTGGAAAGAGGATCCGGGGCAGAACTGAGGATGACAGACCTTCCGGATTATTTCTATAAGGTCCGATACGTTGAAATGTCTGAGGTCGAGAGGGAATACCGCAAGGTCGGAACATTTACAGCAGAGTTTGTCTGCGAGGGCTGCCAGTATTACGACAGCGGAAAGACAGAACAAGTGGTACTTGGATCCCTGACGAATCCAGGGATTATCTCCCACCCGAAATACCTCATCGCGGGAACCGGCTCCTGCACCTTGACTGTCAATGGAAAGTCTCTGCAGGCTACTGTTTCATCCAACATGACAATCGATACAGACAAAGCAATGGCATACCGGACAAGCTCCGTGATGCAGAATACAGCTCTTATCATGGGCGACTATGGTTTTGCGGACTTCTGGCTGCAGCCCGGAAACAATTCAATCAGCATCTCTTCAGGGTTTACACTGAGGATCATACCAAACTGGAGGAGGTTGTGAAATGATACAGATATACAGCCCCTCCAACACAGATTATGAACACAACGGAGATATGGTGCTCATCTCGGAGTCCTGCACGATCTCCACTGAGCTGCTCGGCCCGTGGAGCCTTGACCTGAGTCATCCGATAGACGAGGACGGCAGGTGGAAGTACATCGAAGAAAATGCTGTCATCAGGGTCCCAACGTGGCTGGAAAATAAAAGCCAGCTTTACCGCATCCAGACGGTCGACAAGACCATGGACCGGATCACGGCGCAGGCCTACCCGATCTTTTATGACGCAGGGGGAGATTTTTACATCCGGAATACAAAGATTCGGGCAAGGACAGCGCCACAGGCATTGCAGAGCCTCTTTGCAGTAGCTCCAAGCAAGTACACTTATCAGACCACCGGAACTTTCACCCGGCGAAAATCCTACGAATTCCTCGACACCAACGGAATGTCAGCTCTTGAGACAATCCGCGACCAGTGGAGAGTCGAATACATCTATGACAATAACAAGCTCTGGGTGGCTGAGAGACAGGGAACCGACAGGGGCGTCACGGTCGAGTATGGCAAAAACATCACTGGCGTTGACTATAGCATCGACATGTCGGATGTCGTGACGCGGATATATCCTTATGCCTACAATGGGCTGTTTCTGACGGGGACAAAGCCATATGTGGACTCGGACCTTGTGTCCGCGTATCCAACGGTCAGGAGCCGCGCCTACCAGTTCAATCACATCAAACTCGCAGCAGATGCCACGGACGAGGACCGCGAAGACGAGACCATCATAATCTGTGACAACCAGACGGAGATCAACACGGCTCTCAGGGAAGCTGTCGCGGATCTTTTTGCGACCGGCATCGACAAACCAAAGGTTTCCATGGCGATTGATATGCTGGCACTGGAAGCAACAGAGGAATACAAAGGCTATTCCGGCCTGGAGATGATCCGCCTCGGCGATACGGTCCACTGCAGGCACAGCAAACTCGGAATCGTTTCCGATGCGCGTGTAGTCGGCATCGTGTGGGACTGCGCTTTGGACAGGATCCAGTCTGTCACCCTTGGCGAGTTTGCCTATGACTATTTCCGTGACGAGTCACTGCTGACGGACATCCAGAGAGGCTTGGAACAGCTCGCAGGAAACTTTAACGACGATGGCACAATCATGGCTGAGAGGGTCCGGGGCATTCTCAACGGGATGTATACCCAGCTCACAGCTCAGTATACAGCTGCGGACCGGACACATAAGCTCGCAATCCTTTTTGAGGATACAGATCCAAGCTCACCTCTGTATGGAGCGCTCGGCATCGGGACGCAGGGACTCCAGATTGCGGACAGCGCGGATGCACAGGGGAACTGGGTATGGACGACAGCAATCACAGCAAAAGCGGGATTATTTGCCAATATCATCACAGGGCTGATTGCGGATGCCACAGGATATAACTATTGGAATCTCGACACAGGAGAGTTCCAGATCGGCGACACAATCCACGTTGACGATCAGGACGGTAGTGTTGTTATTACAGCCACCGACACACAGGGCAACGAAACATTTTATCTTAATTCCAGCACCGGCGTGGTCCGGATCCGGGCGACGCAGTTTATTTTGAGCAGTGGTGAAACACTGCAGGAAGCTCTCAGCAGAATCTATCAGTACTCCGATAAGAACCTGCTGAGTAGTTCCCTGGATTTTGACCGGACTTACTGGAATATCACAGGCACTCTCAACAGTGGCTATGCAGACCCGAAAGGCGGCAACAACGCTTTTAGACTCGAGAGACCATCGAGCGGCGAAGCTGGCATCACGGCTCTTTCCAACAATAAGCCCTTCCCTGTTGTACCTGGAACATACCGGCTGTCAGTCTGGCTGAAATCGAGCACGGCGTCAGCTACTAATCCGATTGGCATCTACCTCAACAACAAAGAGGTCGGTAAGGTCAACCCGACAACGAAGTGGAAGGAATACAGCTTCGACCTTGATGTCTCCAGTGTCTCGACAGTCGGCTGGGTGAACATCGGCGGGAACAATACATACACAAGCTCAGGAGGCTGGACGTGTTACATCTACAATCCCCGCGTTGAGCTCGTCACATCGTCCTACCTGACCAAAGAAAATATTTTCAACCAGATCACAGACAATGGTGCAAACAATGGCGTCTTCATGCTGGAAAACGGTGAGATGTACATCAATTTCACCTACGCTCATGGCGGGGAACTGAAGCTCGGTGGGAAGGACAATGCAAACGGCATCTTTAAGGTCTTCGATGCGGCGGGGAATGAAATCGCTGTTATCGACAAGGACGGAGCCAAATACTGCACGACCACTGGATGGGCGGGAGAAAACATCCGCATCAATGAGAACCAGATCAAAGGTTATGTTGGAGATACACTGTATACCTTTATCGACCTTTGCGCCAACAGAGCAGACGGGAACTGGCTCCATCTGGAAGCCGGCGCGAAGTCTGCTGGCCTGAGTCTTGCGGCGAACAATAAGCCGATTACACTGGATGCAGGGACGAACAGCATCAAGATGCTGAGTAAAGTGGAGACATCCGAATATATCTATGCAGCGAAATATATCGAGGCAGCAGACCATGTGTATACACCCGGTTATGTACAGGGCAACAGCGTAACATGCAACAGCCTGACTGTTACGAATCCACCGTGGAACAGCTCGTCAGACAGAAGATTGAAGAAGAATATCAAAAATGCTCCGAATCTGACGGAGAGTCTTAAAAAGCTGAAGTTCCATTCCTTTGATTGGCGAGACGGTTCCGGTCATGTACCTGTCGGACTTATCGCCCAGGAGCTTCAGAAGGTTTATCCAGAACTGGTTAAAAAATCAGACCGGGGTCTGACGATCGATTACATCAATATGGTGCCGTATTTGCTAAAGACAATACAGGAACAGGAATCACGGATTCAGAGATTGGAGGGATTATTGGATGAGCAAAAGAAAGGCTGAAACCGTAGAAGCTACTGAGGCTACGCCAACACTGGATCAGGCGATTGACAGCTTGAAGAAAATCAACAACGATTTTACTGAGTCCATCAAAAGCCTTTCCGGGACGGTGGACGGCGTCATGAAACATTATGAGGATCTGCAGAAGCAGTATGACGATCTGCGGAAAGATCTCGATCATCTGGCCAAAACAATCGGGGAGCTGTCAGGTAAGGCAAAAGCCCTCGAAAAGCAGGTCGGGGAGAAGTTCGGCTACATCGAAATGAAAAAAGAAGGCATGGTGGTCTATGACAGGATCGGCGGGAAGGTTCTCGGGGGTCCTTTTTTATTGCCTGCGAAGAAAGAACCGGCTGCTGCAGAAATTGTCCAGGCCGAGAAAGAGCCTGAAGAAGAGAAACCGATTCCTTTGTCAGGGACTTCCCGGACAGACCAGAACGGCCGGATGTATGTCTATGTGGACACGAAGACCGAGGATTATGAAGTGGTCCTGGATTCAAAAGAGCCCCTGAGCATTGCACGTAAGACAGACGCTTTCTTCATCGTGGAAGGGAAGCCAGGGACTGAATTTAAATGGGAGGTGAAGGAGTAATGCTGATTCTGACGCAGCGGATTGACATTATCCCGAACGGCAGAAAAAAGGAATTCTGGTTGAATCAATATGACGAAGATTTCATCATACGATTTGAGCTGTTTTCCAGTGAGGGGACATTTTCGATTCCTTCCGGCACTACTGCCGCGATCCGGGGCACGAAGCCGGACGGCAACGGCTATTCTGCAGATGCCGTGATCGATGGAAATACTGTGACAGTGGAAGGTGATCAGCAGATGACGGTTGTTTCCGGAAAGGCCGTCTTTGAGCTGACACTGTATAAAGACGGAAAAGAGCTTAACTCAGCAAACTTTATCCTGCACATTGAGCGGGCCCCGCTGGACAAGGATACGCCTTCCAGCAAGTCCCAGACCCGGGAGCTGGTGAGTATCGAGGAGCATGCGGATGAGCTGATTACAGCGGCGACGGACATCAATGCAAAGGCTTCGGACTCGGAAGCGTATGCGGTAGGCACCCGGAGCGGGACAGCAGTAGAAAGCACAGATCCGGCATATCACAATAACAGTAAGTATTATGCGGAGTCTTTACTCGGCAGCCTGGCACCGGCCTTCAGCGAGTCGGCCGCCTATAATGCGGGTGACTATGTAGTAAAGGACGGAAAGCTGTACAAGTTTACCGCTGATCATGCCGCAGGAGCCTGGACAGGAACGGATGCTGCAGAGGCACAGCTGGCGGGGGACGTTTCTGATTTAAAGGAAGATTTAAACGAGAAAGGATTCCCATATAGTGCAAAAAATGCACTACTGGACTGTTTCAATCATTTGGCGTGGAAGGATGATCAGGGGAAAGCATGTATAAAAAACCTAATAGAATCCATACTTACGAGATTTGAATATCCCGGTCTTTTGAGCATCCAGACACAAAAATCCCCCGGCCTATATAACGATTCTCTTGGCATTTATGAATACAATAATAACATTAGAATGATTATTTCTTACCCGTTTGGAGAACTACCATATAAATACAGATTAGAGGATAAATACTATGATTTTTATCCGATTCCCGTGCTAGAAGGAGCAACCAAAATAATTGTCACTCAGGATTCATCTGATATTATGTTTGGTTTAAACTCATGGATTTTATCGGACGGTCATTATTCGCAAATTGGTGCTGATACCGGGTGGAAAACTTCTCCGTTTGAATACACGTTGCCAGAAAGTCAGCAAAAATTATATGTAACAGTTAATATCAAGAACACAAGCAATACTGACATACCAAATAGTCAATTTCCGACGTCATTTGTATTACAGTTTATATAAGGAAGGAGGGATGGCATTATGGCAGTTTATGACGTAAACGGAAATGTATTAAATGAAGGTTCGGCCTTTCCATCACTTTCATTATTTAATTCCATCGGAGTCATTGGTGATAGTTATGCATCCGGTGAGATATATATTGATGGTTTAAAAGACTATTATGACTTGTCGTGGCCTCAAACACTCGGAAGGATGGCAGGGTTAAAAGCCGTCAATTACACAAAAGGTGGGTTGTCAACAAAGAATTGGCTCGAAAACAATGATTACGGACTGGGGAAGTTAAACAGTGAAGATGCAAACGACATTTATGTCATTGCTCTTGGACTTAACGATGCAAATCAGTCTATTCCTATTGGTACAATATCTGATATTACTTCAGATAGTACAAACAGCTTTTATAGCTATTTCGGAAGGATAATCAGAGCAATACAAAGTCATGCACCTAACGCCATCATTATGGTGTCAACACTCGCAAGATGGAACACCACATACAATCAGTATAGCGTAGCTGTGAAAGCAATCGGTGAATATTATTCATTTTCTGTTATCGACCTTGATAGCAGTGATTTCTTTAAATCATCTTTCTTTGCTGATAATATGGTGGGCAATCATCCGACTGCGGTTAATTATTCTGCCATGGCAAAGGAATACGGCAGATTAATCGAATTGGCATTAGAAAAAGATGTTCAAAATTATAATGGTTATACCCAAACTGTTGAATCTGGAAAACAAGAGGATATCATTCCTGAGAATGTAAAATCTGCTATGTTGGATTGCTTTGCTCATATCGCGTGGATAGACAATAACGCAGATTATTATTCAATTCTTGTTTCGGCGTTGTATCCGACACGATATCCCAAAATTACGGCCGAATTTGATTCTGGATTGAATGTAATTTATACAGATGATTCTTTGGATTCCTTGAAGCAGTACTTAACGGTGAAGTATTATGCAAACGATAAAAGTACAGGCGTTGCGCTTTCAGATAATGATTACACATTATCCGGTGTTTTAACAGAAGGATTAAGCACTGTATACGTATCATATGATAATCTTGTTGTATCTTTTGCCATAGAAGGAGTTGTTGATTACTACGATACATGGATGTTTTCAATGTCATCTGGCAATCTTGATTTACAAGGCGGTGGTTATGAGCCAAATCAGGATGATCTGACAAAATATCCATCAAGACTTCAGTATTATGATAATGCTTCTAGAAAATGTGTATCTGTCAAGAAAGGCAAAGCAGGTGTCTACTTGAGAAATCAAGCGGCTCAAGCAACAGGTTTTTATCCAGTACCTGTGCCACCTTCTGCCAACCATGTAAAGATCACTATAAATCCGGGAGGGCAGTATATATACATGCACACACTGCCTTATATTGCAGATACGAATAGATATGGAAATAGTATTGCCGGGAATCGGATAGTATGGAGCGAAATGACGGGAGGTGTTATCGAAAAAGATATAACAAATACTGGAAATCTGTTTTTGTGTTGTAATTTTAAATACGATAATGCCGGGTCCACTTATCCTTCGAACCCGTCTAATATTACAATAGAGTATAGCGAGGTATAACATATGAAAAAATTATATGATTATAAGGGCATACCTTTGCAATTAACCGACAAGACGCTTACAATGGATGAGGTTTCAGCAGATGCAAAAATTGTAGGGGATAGATTAAAAGATGTACCTGTTGCATCTGCTAGAAACTGTAAAATTATAGCCCATCCCGGATATCACGTAAATTCAATAGAGAATACAATCGCATCATTAATAGAAGCTCACGATAATGGTTTTGGATGGATAGAAATTGATATCCGTCCTACTGCTGATAATGTATATGTATTATCTCACAATGCACAAGTAACGCTTTATGATAATGGGACTGCCGTATATGTCAATCTTAGTGAGTCTAATTATAATACGGTGAAAGGGTATACTTGGGATCAGGCAGGGGAATATCCGCTTGCCACGTTACAAGCGGCGTTTTCCATGGTACGACTGTACGAAATGAATATCATTTGCGATAGAAAAGGTGGAATAAATTCAGATATTGTTCAATTAGCGGCTCAAAGCAGTGCCTTGGATAAAATTATGTTGTCATATCCAACATTTGCGGCCGCATATGCAGAACGAGCTTTATTGAACAAATATCCATATATCCCTATAAGGGTGTGGCCGGGTGATCCTGAAAATGTAGAACAGTTGCGTGGAGCAATTACAAATCCGATTTATGCCGATACAAATGTGCAAGGATTGAATAATTACACATTGGCAACACCTCTTTCATTTGGTATTCCGTTTGTTTTCTCAGGTTGTGAATTAGCAACGGCTGATATATGGGCACCGCTTGCAAATGGATGTATGGCTGCAACCGGTAATATTTCACTTAGTGAGTTCTTGGACGTTCTGGATATTGATTTCAATGTTCCTGTTGAAATTACACCGTCCAGTGTTTCAACTATATCTGTTGCAGTAGATGGGACTGAAACCATTACCGCAGCTTCCGATGGTACGACAATGGCCGGTAATATATATGGATATACAGAGGACATGAGTATTGCCAGAGTAATACAGAGGACGTTCGGAACAAACGTATCTATTGATATTATTGGGATTGCAACAGGCCAAACAAATCTTATATTATTTACTGGGACAGGTAGCCGCATATCTATCCCGGTTATTGTATCGTGACTAACTTAAAGCGGGCTTTAAAGCAGAAACGTTTGTGCTCAAAATGTTTATACTGAGGAAATGATTTATACATAAAGAAATGATATAATCAAATACGTAAAAAAGGAGCCGCGCTCCCGACTACCAATCAAAAAGCGCGACTCCTTACCACTAAAGGCATGATGATTATATCACGCCTCCATTGTGTTGTCAAAGGAGGTTTTTATGTCAGATCCCAGATTATCATTTCTTCAGTCCGTCGAGCAATTTCTGCTGCCCATCCTGGATCCCAGCAAGGTAAAGGAAGTAACCGAAAAAATCACGATTGTCCTCAATGACTATGAGATTTTCGAAAGATGCACGGAGATTATTCCTCTGGATGACAAAAACGAGAAGCTGATCAAAAGGTACTGCGCCTGCCTTCTGGTTGAAGGAAAATCACAGAAAACCGTTTATCAGTACAGCAGATCTATTCGGAGGCTTTCTGAGTTCCTACAAAAGCCGTTCACGGAAACAAAAACATATGACATCCGCTTTTATATGGCATCGGAAAAGCAACGAGGCGTATCTGACAGGACACTGGAAAACACCAGGGCAAATCTGTCGGCCTTCTTTACCTGGCTGACTGCGGAAGAAGAAATATCACGGAACCCTATGCAGGCGATCAAGCCTGTAAAGTACACGAACGAGATCAAGAAACCCTTCTCTGAAGTCGAGATCGATAAGCTGAGATCAGCGTGTAAGACCGCAAAAGAGCGTGCATTGGTTGAAGCCCTTCTGGCCACCGGCGTAAGAGTTGCGGAGCTGAGCGACATGGAGATCCGCGACGTTGACGGAAAAGCGCTCAAGGTAGAGATCAGGCATGGAAAGGGCGGTAAATCCCGCACTACGTATATTACGCCGGTGGCAATGGAACGCCTTGAGATTTATCTTTCCACCCGGACTGAGAAAGAAGGTGTTTGCCTCTTTTATAACAAGAAACACAAGAAACTGCTTCCCACGGGTGCTCGGTATATTCTCAACACTCTTGCGAAGAGAGCGGGAGTGACCAACGTCCACCCACACCGGTTTCGTCGGACCTTTGCTACAAAGCTGGCAAAGCGCGGGATGGATATTCAGGAAATCCAAAAACTACTTGGTCACAGCGATGTTAACACAACACTGAAATATGTTTGTGTCGACGACGAAAACGTGAAATCGTCTTACAGAAAATATATCGCATGATAAAGAAAGGATAAATATGGACGCAATAAATATTAACTTTACGACTCGTTACTGGGTAATACTCCTCCCGCTGATCCTCATGGCGGCGGATATCGTTACAGGCTGGATCCAGGCCACGGTCAACGGTACCTGGGACTCGACGAAGATGCGGAAGGGTTTGTATCGGAAAAGCGGCGAGCTGCTTATCATCATCCTGGCTTATGTAATCTCGATCGCCATCAGCCTTCCGTTTGACGCGGCGGCATTTATCGCCGGCTATATTATCATCATGGAGCTGTTATCGGTTTGTGAAAATCTGGATCAGGCAGGACTGCCGATGCCGACATGGATTATCAGTCGGCTGGGAAAGGTAGCAAAGGACATGACGGAGGACGATCCTTTTGGAGGTGGCGCAGATGACAAAGGGTAAAGCCTACACCCTGCCGGATGACCAGCTCCTAGCCGTCGCACGTCTCTGCCAGCAGGAGCAGGGGACGGCAAAGGGGGCAGCTGCGGAAGCAAGTCTCGCCTGCAATCTCTACGAGAAGAACAGCTCAAAATATTCTTCGGTGTATGATTATATGCGGAATTCCGGCTGGTTCGCGAACGCTGCCTATTTCATGGATTATGGACCGTGCCGCGGGGATGTCCTCGCGGCCGTCTCCGATGTCCTGGCCGGCAACCGTACCTTGCCTGAATACGTGGATGAACATGATTGCTTTTCGGATATCGAGTCGATCAGCACGGGATCCAAGACAAACCGATCCGACTATATCCCTGACGTGACCATAATCAAAAACGTTTATGGTGCGGTATACACTTTCTATTGCTTCTCGGACGAATGGGCGGATCCTTTTGGCTACACCAGCAGGCCGGCCGTTGCGAAATCTGATCCTGTTGAGTCAGCCGTTGCCTGGATGATCGATCTGGCCAACGACGACTCCCATGGGTACAGCCAGGCGAATCGCTGGGGCCCGGACTATGACTGCAGCAGCGCAGTGATCTCTGCATGGAAGCAGGCGGGGGTCCCGCTGACGTGTACCTACACGGGAGATATGAGATCAGACATGGTCTCCAAAGGCTTCGCAGATGTCACTGCAGAAGTCAACCTTGTGACCGGGGCGGGACTGCTCCGGGGAGATGTGCTCCTCAATGAGATCCATCATACTGCTATGTACATCGGTGAGGGCATGGAAGCAGAAGCCAGCATCTCAGAAACTGGTGGCATTACTGGCAAAGCAGGAGATCAGACAGGGCGTGAGATTCTGATTAGATCATACAGGGATTATCCATGGGATTGTGTTTTGAGATACCAGGGAGTAGTGAAGAAAAAGCTGGTCACGACAAAAGCAGCCAGAGTAGCGGTCCCCTACGTCCGAAAGGGAAACATTGGTGCAATGGTCACTGTTGTTCAGACCATGCTCAATCTGATCGGTGGATATGGACTCGACATTGACGGAGAATTCGGACCTGCGACTGATCGAGCAGTGAGAGGATACCAGGATAACAGGGGAGTTAAAGTCAGTGGGATTGTTGGAACTGGACTCTTCAAGATGATGATGGATGAGATTGCGGAAAAGACATATCGAGAGTAAAAAGGAAGGGGAGACCAATGCGGTCTCCTCTTTTTTTTGCGCGCAGAATTACTCCTCAACATACTCGATCAGGTCACCTGGCTGACAGTGAAGCAGACGACACAAGGTTTCGAGTGTTTTGATTCCAACAACTACACCGGTTCTGATATCATCTACAGACTTTCCGCCTATAATCTTTTCTTTCTTAATTCTGTACATAGAATACCCGGCATCGGACAAAGCCGCCATAACGTCAATTTTGTATCTGAACATAGAAAACACCTCCTGACCGGATTATAGCATGAGAAAAAAATATTGTAAACCCTTATTTTAGGGTTGACTATACCCTAATTATAGGGTATAATAGATATCAGAAAGGAGGTCACACAACAACACGAAAGCAAACCCAATAAGACCTAAGCGGCACACAGAACATTGAAAACAGAATAAAGCAGAAAGCGGAAGCCCTCAAGCTTACGGAGGGCGGCAGGAAGCGAGGCAAAGAAAACAAACCGCAGCCGATGAGAGACCTGCCAGTAACGGAAAGCAGTTAGATCACTAAGATTGAACCACCAACGAGGATCCGGAAAACAGGAGGAAGAGCGAAAGGCCGGAGAGAATACCAGAGAGCCAGCTGATCGGGTTGTAAGAGAACGACAGCAAAAGGAAACCAAAAGAAATTCAATAAGAAAGGAGCCAGAACAATGACAAGAGAACAATTTGAAGACCTCCGTTGGAGCTGTGGATATACATACTTAGGAATCAGGAGTCAGGATCCGGAATTTGAGATGGGTGAAACAATCTATCATCAGTCAATGGTCTGGCTCGATGGTGAGGAGACAGAGGACGAGCTTCCTGGATTGTGTGCACTCCATGTAAGATCTGAGGAAGATTTCGACAGACTCCTCGAAGTAAGCAAAAACTATTACGGCTTCGCTCACATCGCCATCCTGGGAAGCAACTCAGTGGAGTACGGCGAAGACGAGAATGAAATCATCATGGACGAGCCGGAAGTGCTGGCAATCATCCGATAAGATATGAAAGGAGTCACCCACATGATGCTGATGACCTACCCAACAATCGAAACCATCCAGAAGCGACAGGAACAGAGGATCCGGAGAGCAGAGGAGCTGCTGAAGACGGCCAAGACCGAGGAAGAAAAGAAGGCGCTCAAGGCGAGAATCTGGATGCTTCAGAATAGCTAATAACAGGATTCCGCCCCGGAGGTCACGAAGGCAGAAAGGAAGAACAAGATGAACTTTAAGCAGGACTATAAAGACTGGATAGCAGAGAAGAGAAAAGAATGGGTTGGTAAAAAAGTTACTTATAAAGAAAAGCAATATACAGTTGTAGATGTGGATTATAATGGCGCATTGCTTATTGATAAGCCTGCGCGGTTTACAGACACGACGGCAGTTGCAATGTGGATGGTAAAATAAAGCCAACTACCCGCCCCGGAGGTAACGAGGGCAAGCCATAATGAGCCGATGGCCAGTCCCAAGCCTGACAGGAAGAATTCAGAGGGGGCAAAAAGATCCCAGAACAGAAAAGGAGGACAAGAAAATGAATCAGAAGATTATGAACTACATCCCGAAGAGCAAGATCGAGGCCGTCAGTGACGCTTACAAGGACGAGGACGGATACTGGATCTGTCTGAACGAAGGTTGGGAAGCATCCAGAACAGACAGCGGATGCCGCGCAATCCACGAAGACACGATCAAAGAACTGAGATACCAGATCGCAGGCATCCAGAGGGTAGTCAGCAAAGATCCGGATCCGGAGCTCAAAAAGATCCAGGATTCCATGACAGAATCCTTCTATGAATACTGCACCGGCGAGAAAGCCCCGGAGAACTGGAAAGAGATCGTCGCAGAGGAGAAGGAAAGACAGGACTCCTCTCAACTTATTCCCGACTTGCTCCCGACTGGTTCCCGAGTTGTTCCCGGCTTGCTCCCGGTTTCCTCACAGATCACTCCACCGGCTCCGATCAAATCCGGTCCATCTGCTGCGGAGGCGGTCGGATTCGGGATCTGTATGGCACTGGCCTACACAGCATGGATCGCAAAGGAGGCCGCTGAGCTCCTGATTCTTGCTTTGCAGGTGCTCTACATTACTATCGCTCCTGTGGTTCTCAGGGCCTCAGAGAGGCTTTGGAAGGCATGGCTAAGGATTTATCCGGAGATTGTCCCAACGGCCCGTAGAACCGCCAGAATCGCCGCAAAACAGGCCGCTATGGTGGTCTGGTGGCTGCGGATCGTAATTGCATGAGAAAAGGCAGGGGGTAAACCCTCTGCCTCTCCCAACAACGACCATTTCCATATTTCAATCCGTGAGCCATCTGATTGCTGATGGCTCCATCCTACAGAGCGTCATCTGCAGGAGACTCCTGTTGCCCAGCGGACAACAAACATTTCCGTGTTTCAATCCGTGGCCGTCCGATCGCTGGCGGCTCCGTCCCAGGAAGCATCGATCCTGGGAGACAACAAGATTGTATCACGCTGGCAGGCATGTGGTCAATTATAAAAAGACACGCATTTGTGTATTGACATACACGCATAAGCGTTGTATATTATATATAGATAGATCAATCTGAGGAGGGATACAAAATGACGAAGGCACAGATCATGAAAAGAGCATGGGAAATCAAAAGAGAGCATAAGGACAACATCTTTGGTCTGTGCCTCAAGATGGCATGGGCAGAAGCCAGGAAGGGGAACGAAATGACGCAGCGTGAGAAGGATGAGAAGGAAGCCATGGAGCAGGCAGCACAATGGAGCGGAACCGTAAGACTGGTTGAGAGCCACTGGCAGAAATACGGCAAGGACAGAACCTATGTAGAGGCCAGGACCTACACCAACGGCGGAACCCACAAAAGGACCGTCAAGGCCGGTTACCTTGACAACCTCACCGGTGAGTGGATCACCGACAAAGACCTCTGGTAATGAGGCGGAAAGGAGAACAATGACGAACATCAAAGACCTACGCAAACGCACGGGATGCTCTCAGAAGGAAGCGGCCCAGATCCTCGGAGTCGCCGTCAGGACCCTGCAAGATTGGGAATCAGGCCAGAGGAATCCCAAGAACCCGGATGAGGTCGTGGAGAAGCTGGAAGCTCTCGCGAATCTCACGAGAGAAGGAATCAACTCCATCCTCTCCGGATCCCTGGATCTTGACTGGGCCGTATCTGAAAAGAAATATTCAGATACCAAGAAGCTCTCGAAGTGGGGGAGCTTTGGAGAGACATTCCAGGCAAATTGGGCCCGGATCCCGTCCGGGCTGAAGGATAAGCTCACAGCCGAGGAACTTGCGGAGCTGCTAGATGCAATCAAGGCCGCCTATGATGACGGTATTCAGAAAGGGAAGGAGGGCAATTCATAATACGCACCAAGGGAGACCACAGCGGTCTCCCTTATTTTATACATAATTTTGGACGGGAGGAGGCAAACATGGAGGAACTGATGGCAAGAATTCATGAATTCATGGAGCGACAGGACGCGCTGACAGAGCTGGAACAGACCCAGGAGCGGTATATGCTTTTGTGTGAATGCATGGAGCTGATGGGAAAAGTCATTGAGGTGGCAGAAATGCTTTATAAATAAGAAGCGATACCTTTGATAATATAAGCGGTACTAACCTATATGGTCCATCTGGACGATGTGAGTTAGTACCGCTTTTTTACGTAAAAAAATAAGCAGATTATAAGAATCTGATTGAAATGTTCCGGTTGCTGTCGAATATGATTTCTTTGATAATTGCTCTCCAGAAGTACCTGCGTTTTTCGGGAGTCAGATCATAGTATGTCTTTTCGAGATCCAGGCTGAGAATCCCCTGATACTTGGAGATATCGACTGGCTTTTGCGGCTCCGCCTTCCTCAGCTCATCGAGCTCATTCTGATATCTTTCCTTGTCTGCCTTGTATTCATCCAGCGTGATGAGGTCGTCCACGTACAAATCTTTGAGGCGTGAAATCTTTCGTTCCAGGGACGCAATCCGGCTGCTGTTGTCCTTGGCTGGCTTTGCTTCCTGTTCACAGGTGAATATGTAACCAGACAGCTCTTCTTTCAGATGGTCGATCAGGTATTTTTCAAGCAGGTGTTCTCGGATCATTTTTGGATTGTCACAAAGACAACTGTCAAAATGTTTTGGACACGCATAAAATTTAACTGTCACATCGCCTTTTTGACGATGGTATATGCGGTATCTGCCTCCCATCTTTCTGCCACAATTACCACATTTGACGAGTCCGGTAAAAATATATGTGTGTGTCGCCGATCTTTTGACATTGATTTTGAGTTTCCGCTGAACGTCATAAAAAAGATCCTGTGGAATGATTGGCGTGCAGAAATTTGGGTTTCCTCTGTGCTCACCGATGTATTTCTTATTTTGGAGCATAACCTTCAGCGGTGAGAGGTATTTGGGGACTCCGGGCAGATCACGGCAAAAGCGTGATGTTTCGTGAAGATTGCCAGTGAGGGAGTAATACTCAAAAACAGAAAGTACGTTGCTTGCATATTCATTTGGTACGAGCTTCTTTCCCTCGATTTTGTATCCGGGCGGCGTGGATCCGGAGATAACCTCGCCCTGCTGGACCTTGTACGCCTGGACCTGGCGAATTCTGGAGCCTGTGTTCTCTGCTTCAAACTGTGCGATACTCATCATCTGATTGATAATCAGCCGTCCTTGCGGCGTAGATGTATCATAAATCGGCTCCCATATTGCCAGCCAGTTTACACCGCATTTGTCGAGGGTATCCTGCAAATTGAGATAATGACGGATACTTCTATATAGCCTGTCCAACTTTGTAACGATTATGAGGTCGATCTTCCCAGCTTTTACATCTGTAAGCATCCGCTGGAGCTCATCCCGGTCTTCCTTTGTTCCGCTGACTCCATCATCCATGTACTCACCACAAAAGACCAAATCCGGGCGGCTGTCGATATATTTTCTGAGCGCGTCCCTCTGAGCCGCAAGGCTGTCTCCCTCTGTCGCTTGCTTGTCAGAGCTGACGCGAAGGTATGTAGCTGTTCTTTTCATTGTTTTTACCTCGTAATAGTGATATACTATCACTTGCGGAATTCTTCGATGATTTCCCTCTGGCTTGATGTAAGCGATCAGGTCAGAGGGAAATTTTCTTTTACTGTATAGTTACCTGAGTTTGAGACAGGACTGGACCGCCTGCGAGAATCTTCGCATCATACTCTTCCAGATCTGTATATTCGTGTACGGTGATATCGAGCAGATTTCCGATTTTACTCACTCGCGTTGTAGTCATTTGATAAAGATTGACGATGAAATGAATCTCATTATCATTCTCGAAATACGCATTGTAATAGTCAACGGCGTAATCTGCGAAATCTTTACCAGTGAGGCATACAAAGATTCTCCAGTTTCCGGTAACATCGTTTTTGACCGTTTTCCACAGCATTCCACTGCCTTCTCCGAATGATTCATTGAAGGTTTTCTGCAGATCTTCTTTATCCGCAGGTGTTTCAACGCCACTGCCAGAGTCTATGATCTCTTCTATAAAAGGAACCGTCTCCTCTTCGACAACTTCTTTTTCGGTAATCGCTTCAGTTTCTGGTTGAGCTGATGATTTCGATTCGCTTTGTTTGTTTTTGCTCATTTCAGATCCCAGAGTGATAATCATCACAACGGCGGCAAGTAGTATAACAACGAAATTCCTTGCTTTTCTCATTTTGTCTCCTTCTTTCAAGAAAAGTCATAAAATATAATGTTTCTTATGCGTCTAATGATTCTGTATCTTTTGTGTATTTCTGAACATCTGATAAATCAGAAATATATTCCAAAGCCTTCTCTTTTCCAATCGCATTCAATGAGCGAAAAGTTGCAATCAAAGAAAGCTCATCTTTGGATAGGTGAAGTTCTGGCTTTTGAACTTCAGTCTTTTTCCTTTCCATGATATCTGTCCGTCGACAGTTAAAGTAGTGGCATAGCAGATCAATCTTATTCATTCTTGGAATACGCGTGCCATTCATCCAGCTTGATACCGTTGCCTTGCTTATTCCTAAATCTCTAGCAATATCGGCTTGCGTCTTTTGATTCTCATAGGCTATGTTTTTCAGATTTTGCGCTATGATTCTCCCATACTCCTTTTCGTCCATCGTTTACTCCTCCTTTCTGAATCCTATTCTAAACTATCTCGTTGAATTTGTCTACAAAATGTCTTGACAGTTTACTAAAAGTGGTCTATACTACACCTTGTCATTGCTGATAGGCAAGACAAGGAGGTGATTGAATGGCAAAAATTACACTGGAAGCGGCAAGGGTGAATGCGGGCTATACGCAGGAAACCCTTGCAGATCGGATGGGCGTTTCGCGCGCAACAGTTATTGACTGGGAGTCTGGAAAACGGGAAATGAGAACGGCGTATTTTTATATGTTTTGCCGTCTTACCGGATTTTCCGAAGACGATATTCTTTTGCCCAAAAGGTCTACTTAAAGTAAACGAGGAGGTGAAAAATGAGAAAATGCATTGCTGTGATCAAACGTTATATTAGACGTTTGTTTTGCGGAAAAACCTACATTGACGCCTATGGAAATACTGGAACAGCCGAGGATTTTGGCCTGTATCCATATTCGAGGTGGAATAAGGACAGATTTCCATGGGAGGACGAAGAGTGAACGAGGTAGCCACAACAACCACTCAGCTTCCTGACACAATCGAGGATCTTTCAAAGTTCGTCATTGTTGGAAGGGAAAAGCTAAAAGCGGTCAAGGCGGCGATTTCCGCAATCGAAAAAGTCAACCTTGCCAAGGAAGTCCATCAACAGAAGCTGACCGAGGCTCAGGAACTGGCAGAGGTGGTCATTGAAGCTGAAGCAAGGTTGGGAGAGTTGCTGAAGGCGATTCCAAAAGCAACCAAAGGTACGGGAGCAAATCAGTATTCGAAAGAAACAGCTAAATTTCCCACCAGTGGGAAAAACAGCAAATCTTCAGTAACGACCTCTATGGGACTCGATAAACATCAGGTCTCCGACTTCCAACAAATGGCTGACAAACCGGAAATCATTGAGAGAGCCAAGGCGAAAGCCAAGGAAGAAAACCGAGTGCTTTCCCATTCGGATGTGATGAAAGAAATCAAGTTTGAATCTCAGCTTGATTATCTGGAAGAGCATGCGGACCAAAAAACAATGGAACGCGTGAGATCAGGAGAACAGAGCATTACTTCCGCATGGGTCGACACAAAGAGACAGGAACAGAAGAAAGAGAGAACAAAACAGGAAAGCTCTTTGGAAGCCGCAATGGATCGCCATGAAGATTTCACGCAGAAGAAACAGGAAGGCATTGTGAGCCTTGAAGCAATCAAGCAAGACAAAGAAGATCAGGCAAAGATTGCAAATGCTCTTTTCTGGGAAATTAACAAGGCGTTGAGCAACCTGGGATTGATCGGAGCAATGGCTGAAGCCGGTGACAAGGACCTGAAGCCACTTAGGTACATCTCAGATGAAAAAACGGCGCTTTTGAAGAACTCAATTGGAAATGCCAGAAAAGCAATCATCAGGATACAGGAGGTGATCATATAAAACGACTGGAATCAGAAGTGATTGACGAGATCATTTATACCACAGCAGAGGAAGCCAAAAGGAAGAACCGCCACTTGCTGAGGTCGAGAACAATACTCATGAGATTCTCCAGAAGAGTCGATCTTGAAGATGAAGACGACATTCGGCAGAGACTTCTTGAAGCGGCGGCGAAAGATCTCATCAATTCACGTTTTAATGCGCTTGGCTATTATTCGGTCAGAAATGGAAACAAATGTGGATTCTTTGTCAACATCGATGAATGCAGGAACATTTCATATCTGAAAGCCATTCTGAGTAATTACCTGAAAACACAGGAGGGATGGGAACGGCAGACAGAAGAAAAGATCAGAAGGCGAATCAGTGAGATCAGGGGTTTAAAGCTCGATGGTCAAACCTGCTTTGATGAGGATATGAATATCTTTATTCCCATGAATGAAGATGAGTTCTATGAATCTCTGGAAGCTGATGCGGTATGAGCCAGGAAGAAAAAGACCGTCTTGCATCGCGGATCTGTGAGGCGCTGGCCGTACTGCTGAGTACGGAGACAGAAAAAGTGACCGCGAGATATCAAAAAGAGCCCATCCGGTAGGAGATCTGATAAAAGACTCCGGATAGGCTCAGTCAGTCGCTGAAGGGTGCGACCATGTAAATTATAACACAACCGAATATGGAATCAAGATAGAGAAGGAAAAAAAACATGATCGTTGCAGTAATTATGGGGATTGGAATTTCAGTCGGGGTATCCGTCATTCTGTCGGAAATCCGGCTCAGAAAACAGACCGATAAAATGTGGAAGCGCATCAATGAGAACCGCCTGAGGATCAACAGAATTCAGACCATGAATAATTGGAGGGACTACAACAATGGCTTACGCCTTACCAAATAAGGTTGTGATTCAGTGTCAGTTCGACATTTACGAGTTGGACCTGATCGAAGCCGCGCTGAATTCCATGTTGTGGAGAAATCAGGCGGAAAAGGATGTTATCAGAAAAACACTTGCCTCTGTGCAGTTACAGAAGGCGTATGGAGAAAGGAAGTCACAATGATGAGAGTGTATATCGCAGATGAACAGTACATGAAATTGGTTGCAAGCAGAGCGGTCCTGGAACTGATTCTGGAGGCTGAGGATGAGCATGGGCTTTTCCTGACAAAGCATGAGCTGGAGCCGTACCGGAAGATTCTGAGCCATTGGGATAAGGAGAAGAAAGCTGATGATGTGGACAGACAGCCCGGAGAAGGACATGGAGAGGTATCAGAGCAGGAAAGCTCCAGCTCTGACATGTGAGTGTTGCGGAGAGAAGATCTTCGAGGGTGAGCACTACTTCTGTTTTGATACAGAAGTCTGGTGTGATAGCTGTACAGAGAGTGAATTCGGGAGGACATACAACTATGACGCTATATGAAATTGCAGAAGGTTACAGACAGCTTTTGTGGATTGCGGAGGATCCAGAAGCAAGCACGGAAGCTCTGGAAGAGTGTATGGGTCAGCTTGATGATGAATTGGAAGTCAAGGCTGACAGCTACATTACTGTCATTAAATCACTGGAATCTGACAGTGAAATGGACCGCAAGGAAATCAAACGCTTGCAGGATCGGGTAAATACCAGAAGTCGCAATGTTGAGCGGATGAAAGCCTCTGTCATGGAAGCTATGAAGCTGTCAGGCCGGAGGAAGATGCCGACAGAACATTACAAGCTCAGCATTGCCGGGAATGGCGGCAAGGCTCCGTTAATCATTACCGGAAGGGTTCCGGAAAGATATTGTGATCTGGTTCCGAGTAACGAGAAGATCCGGGAAGCGTTGGATCATGGAGAACTTGAATTTGCTCGTTTGGGTGAGAGAGGAGAACACCTGAGCGTCAGATAAATAGAAAGGAGTGATGACCTACGGCAATTCCCGTCCTAATAATTGGCAAGTCCGGCAGTGGTAAAACAACGAGCCTGAGAAACTGCCAGAACAATGACTGGAACCTGATCAGAGTACTCAATAAGCCGTTGAGCTTTAAAGGAAAAATCAATGGATGGTGCACGGATGACTATACAACCGTCATGAAATGCCTGATCGGTTCAAAAGCAAGTTCCATTGTGATTGATGATGCTGGATACCTGATCACGAATCAGTTTATGAGTAAACATTCTTCCCTCGGTCAGGGAAGTGCGGTTTTTGACTTTTACAATCTGGTAGCTGATCACTTCTGGAACCTGATCACGTTTATCACAACAAAGGTACAGGATAACAAAATTGTGTATGTGATGATGCACGAAGACAAAAACGACTACGGCGATGTGAAACCGAAGACAATCGGAAAGCTCCTTGATGAAAAGGTCTGCCTTGAAGGGATGTTTACCATCGTCCTGCGGTGCATCGAAGAGGGTGGAAAGCATCTTTTCGTCACCCAGTCAGCAAATGGAGCTGTGTCAAAGTCTCCGATCGGAATGTTTGAGACTCTGACAATGGACAATGATCTGTCGCTTGTTGACAAGACGATAAGAGAGTTTTACGAGATGCCGGTTTCTGCATCCGCAACCAAAGAAGAAAAGGAGAAATAATCTATGAATATGCCGAATAACTACAACGAGACAAGAGCAGCAGGGGAATTCATTCCGATTGAGCTCGGCGGTCACTACCTCGTAATCAAGCAGGTGGAAGAAATGGTCAATAAGAATGGTGGTCAGATGATCAAGGTTAGCTTCGATACGGCCAACAATGATAAACAGCCTCATTACTTTGCTGACAGTTTCCGGAATGATTTCCGACCTGATAAGAAATGGCCTGCAAACGGTGTTGTTTACATCAATGTTAATGATCAGGACGGCAAATGCAGCCGGTCATTTAAGGGATTCACAACATCCGTTGAAAATTCAAATCCTGGCTTTTCCGTCCAGTGGGGGCCTGCGTTCGCAGCATGCTTCAAAGAAAAGCTCGTGGGCGGGATCTTCAATGAGGAGATTGGCGTCTACCAGGGCAAGAAAACGACTCAGCACAAGCTCCGCTGGTTCTGTGCAAATGAGAAGGTAGCTGAAGCATCAATTCCGAATCCCACAGAAACCAAAGAGTATAAGGCATGGATCGCTTCCGGTGGCGTAACAACAAGCCCGGCAGACAAAGACGGATGGATGAACATCCCTACGGAGGCAGAAGATGGATTGCCCTTTGACTGAAATTTGGAGAGATGTTCCTGGATCAAGCATATATGAAGTAAGTTCTTTTGGAAGAATCAGAAATAAGGTTAAAAATCATATTTTACACCAGTCTGTAAACAAGGCAGGATATGCTCATGTTGAGCTTAGATATGGTTATAACAAGCATGTTTTAATCCATCGAGTTGTTGCATCCGCTTTTTGTAGCAATCCGCATGCTTACAATATAGTTAACCACAAGGATGAGAACAAACTTAATAATTATGCTGACAATCTTGAGTGGTGTTCACAAAAACATAACGTTAACTACGGAAATGGATATAAGACCAGGTTCAAAAGGATCAATCAGATAGACGAGAATGGAGTAATTGTAAACACATGGGATAGCATAAAAGACGCATCTGAAAAACTTGGCATACATAGAGAATTAATAGGGAGATGCGTTAGGCATGAAAGAAAACAAACGCACGGTTTTGCGTGGGAGTATGCGTGATGATTATTCTTGAGGATACTCGTCAACAAGCTGACAAACATAAAGCGAAACATAAATGGTTTGCCGAGAATGGAATCCAAGTAGAACGTTGCCGTCTTTACGTTGGTGATTACACGTTGCCGACAAATCAAAGCATTTGTATAGACACAAAAAAAGATTTGCAAGAATTAATTCAAGATATAACGCAACAGCACGAGCGATTTAAGCGTGAATTGCTACGCGCAAAAGAGGCTGGAATTAAGTTAGTAATACTTATAGAACACGGAGAAGACATTGTTGATCTTGAATCTGTTTATTTCTGGAAAAACCCACGCAAGCACGAGATCCGATGGCGGTACAACAAACAAACAGGTCAGAGGGAAAGGTTTTTTGTATCGCCAAAGGCCGTTGACGGCGAACAGCTTTATAAAAGCATGTGCACGATTCAAGAGAGATACGGAGCCCGGTTTGAATTCTGCACAAAGGATCAGACCGGGCGACGGATCGCGGAGATATTGAGCGCCTGAGATGACGAGCGAAGAGATAAAACAAGCCTACAGCATGTCGGACATTTTGGAGCGGTACGGACTCAGACCAAACAGGTCTGGTTTTATACAGTGTCCATTCCATCAGGGAGACCGCACAGCATCACTCAAAATTTACAAAGATAGCTTTTATTGTTATGGATGCGGTGAACATGGGGACGTCTTTAAGTTCGTTATGCTGATGGACGGCGTTTCATTTAAAGACGCTTTTCTTTCTTTGGGTGGCGAATACCAGAAGCCGGAAAGCAGGCGGGAAGAGATTCACAGAAAGCGTGATCTTCTGCTGGCAAAACAGCAAAGAGAACGCGAAGCCAGGAAAAGGGAAGAGAAGCGGAAACGGATGATCATCTGTGCAGATGAAGCACTCCTTTTCAGGAGCCTGTCCAGAGCCTGGAAACCGTTTTCTGATCAATGGTGTGAGTGCATAGAAAAGGCTTTTGCGTATCAGATTGAATTTGATGAGCTATGGGAGGAGGTGAGTAAAAATATTTGGCAAAGTACGAAGAGTTGACAGCGGAACAATTAACATCGGCAGATTTTTATCAGAAGCTCTTTGAGTCGGACCAGTTCAAAGATCCACTCAGCAGGCAGGAAACAAAATACCGGCTACAGCTCAGGGCAAAGGAACTGAGGGTTAAAACCAAAGTTGACGAAATGCTGAGAGCTCTTGATAAAAAACTTGCTGATGCGGAGAGGCAGAACAGGAAGCCAACAAAACAGAATGTTGACACTGTTACCGACTTTACAGAGGACTCCTCCGGTGTTTCCTATCCGAATATGTACTGTGGGTCATGGATCGCGACAGAGGATGGTATTTGGTCGCAGGAGTCAAGCAGGGCGAATCAGACAGCCTGTTATCATCCGATATTACCGATCAAGCGGATGAGGAATATTGAAACCGGCGAAGAGCAAATCACGCTGGCTTTCAAAAGAGGCGGTCAGAACAGGCTTTGGAGTGAGATCACAATTCCGAAAGAGACCGTTGCAAATTCCAGATCAATTATATCACTGGCAAAATACGGAATCAGTGTAAATTCCGAAACGGCAAAATTGCTAGTCAGGTATCTGTCCGATGTAGAAAACTACAACGATGACCTGATCAGTCTTGTTCAATCATCATCGAAGCTTGGATGGCAGGGAAAAGACTTCCTTCCGTATGATAAGCGAATCACGTTCGATGCAGCTACACGGTTCGCTCAGCTATTTCAATCTATCGCAGAGGTCGGATCATATAGGGTATGGCTTGAACACGTGAAGAAAATCAGAGCCGGACAATTTGTTGAACCCAGGATTGCTCTTGCGGCTTCCTTTTCCAGTGTGCTCATTAAAATGCTCGGCATTGCATCGGTGATCGTGGATTTTTGGGGAATGACCGAAGCCGGAAAGACCGTCATGCTGATGCTCGCGGCTTCGGTTTGGGCGTGTCCGGATGAAGGGCAATATATAGGGGACTTCTTGACAACGGATACGGAGCTTGAGGTCAGAGCGGATGTCCTGAACAATCTTCCACTGATTTTGGATGATACCGCCAAGATGAAAAAGAGCATTCAGGACAACATCGAACAGGTGATATATAACCTCAGCTCCGGATCCGGAAAGAAGCGGTCAAACAAAGAGCTGGGTTCCGAAAGAGTCAGGACCTGGAAGAACGCAACCATTGTGAACGGTGAACGACCGCTGAACAGCTTTGTTGAGCAGGGCGGTGCAATCAACCGAATTCTCGAAATTGGTCTGACAGAGGAGAGGCTTTTCGATTCACCTCAGGAGACAGCAGAAACCGTCAGGAGAAACTATGGTTTCGCCGGAAGAATGTTTATTGAGGCAGTCAAAGAAATGGATCCATCGGAGATCCTGAGACTTCACAAAGAATACTCCAAGCAGCTCGAAACACGAGAGACCATGCAGAAACAGGTCCTTTCAATGGCGGCTGTTCTGACGGCTGATAAGCTGGCAACGGATGTGATCTTCCGGGACGAAAAAAATCTCACAATCGATGAGGTGAAAGGATATCTGACAAACAGATCACAGGTTTCAGACGGAGCCAGGTGCTACGAGTATCTGATGGGAGTTTACGCTGAGAAGCAACAACATTTCATGGTGGAACAGACCGCCTATGTTGATCAGTGGGGGAAGCTCGATCGGATACCTCCGACCAAAGAAGCAATCAATATTGCGAAATCCTACGGAAGGGAGCCACCGAAGGCAAAGGTCTACATCAATTTCTATGTCAATTCTTTCTGTGAGCTCCTTCGGATTGGGGGATACTCCAGAAAATCATTTACTGCATGGGCAAAACGTGAAGGATTACTCAGATGCAATACATCGAAGGGAAGAGATATCTACGCAGTAAGAAATTCTGAGGGGGGACCGCAGGAGCGTTTCATTTCTGTTTTGGTCGTCCAGGATTTGGAAGAATACCAGCGTGAGAAGCACATTTTTGATTAAAAAGTTGGGCAACATGGTATAGCGCGGGCAACACGGAAGAGCCGGGAACCCCTGAAAAATAAGGGTTTTCAAAAAGTGTTGTACGTGTTGCCCGGTTAACAGTCGATACACGTATATATATTGCAAAAAAAATAAAAACTTTTGTGAAATCCTTAACAATAGTTTTTTCTCCCTTATGGGATTAAAAGAGCGGGCAACACGGCAACATGTACAACAGGGTCCGGGAACGCCCTATTTTCAAGGGGTTTGGGCGTTGCCCACTTTTTGAACACATGGGCAACATGTACAACAAAACAAAGGAGGTATGGCTTTGATTGATATTTCAAGGCTGACAAAAGATCAGAAATATGCACTCGATGTAATGATAGGCGGGGAGAATGTATTTCTGACGGGAGAGGCAGGAACAGGGAAATCAGAGGTCGTGAAGATCTTCATCGAGGAAGCACGGAAGAAAGACAAACAGCTTCTGATAATGGCTCCCACAGGGACGGCGGCGGATAATCTCCATGGCGAAACAATTCACAGAGCACTCGATGCAAAGATCGGGATCCAGAAGAATAACAGAACCCTGACAGAACGGAAGGATGTTCTCCGGGTGGCGGATGTGGTGATCATTGATGAGATCAGTATGTGTCGCTTTGACCTGTTTGAGTATGTGGCAAGAAGGATTCTGTATGAGAACGAGATGAGAGCTCAGGACAGAAGGAATCTGGAAATGTCGAAGCTCACAGGATACACAGCAGAACAGTATGACAAGTATCCGGTCAAAAAGAATGATCTTCAGTTGATCGTCCTTGGTGACTTCTACCAACTTCCGCCAATCATCAATGACGATGATGCAGCAGAGCTTTCCGGTGCTTACAAGTTCGACTTTGGAGAAGGATTTGCCTTCAAGTCAAAATGCTGGGACATGATGAATTTTCACAGCGTGCTTTTGACGGAGGTTGTGCGGCAGGAAGACAAGGCGTTCAAGGACATTCTTTCAGAGATCAGGAAGGCAGACAGCAAAAGCAAACTCTCCTGTATTGATTTCCTGATGAGGAATTCCAGTGATTTCCCGATGGTTGGAGATGATTCGATCAATCTGATTCCGACAAACAAGAAGTGCAAGCAATTCAATGACAGAGAATTATCGAAATTGGATACTCCTTCAAAAACATACGTTGCTGTGATTGAAGGCGACGTGAACGACGGAGACAAGAATTTTGTAGATGATGAAATCATTCTGAAAGAGGGATGCAAGGTCATGCTGACAATCAATGATTCTGCCGGGAAGTATGTCAACGGAACAATGGGAATCGTTAAGAGACTCAGAGAGGATACCGTTGATGTCCTGACAGAAGACGGAAAGGTAGTCACGATCGGAAGATTCACCAAAGAGATCACGAAGCCGGTTGTTCACACAAAGACCATTGAAAAATGGGTAGAGGAAGAACAGCATGGTGCTGAGGGGAATCTGATCAAAGATGAAAACGGTGATGTTGTCTCAAAGGCTGTCTTAAAGAAGATCACCAAAGAAACAATCACTCATGAGGTCGTTGGTTCTTTCTCTCAGCTTCCGATCAGAGTAGCCTACGCAATCACAATCCATAAATCCCAGGGTAAGACATTCAACAAAATTAACCTGGACCCCTACGCATGGGCGAATGGTCAGTTCTACACAGCTCTCTCCAGAGGAAAGCGGATTGAAAACATTTGCTTCCTTCAGACAATCCAGCCGAGGTTTATCAAAACTTCAGATGCCGTAAAGAAGTTCATGAGGAATCTTGAAAAAGCATCTTCTGAAATCGAGGTCTGATTATGGCAAGCGTACAGGCAAGCGAAATTCCACAAGAACAGTCCTTCATGGGTGAGTATTGGAATTTCCGGAAACAGTTCTACTACGGCGAAGAATCGGACGAATACTGGGAGGCTCTGGTTGCTGAAACCGACAGGCTCAGCAAGAAGTATAAGAGCGTCTATGTAGATAATATTCTTATTATTTGTGTAAATGATATAGAAATAAGGTACAAAAAATTCAAGGGAAAATCCGTCAGTGAGCTGAAAACCTTTGATTTACTGGTGGAAATGCTCAGAAAGGACAGAAAAATTGACTCTGAATGAATATCAGGAATTGGCAATGCGGACCGCTCCGAAATCGAATACCGAATCCCATGCTTTGCACCTTCTTTCCGCAGAAGTCGGTGAGCTCCACGGAATCTACCAGAAGAGAATCCAGGGGCACACCGATACGGACGAGCACCGGATGAAGGAGCTCGGGGACATCCTGTGGGGAGTCGCAGAGTATGCAACGAGTCAGGGGTGGAACCTTGATGATGTCGCAATGGTGAACATTGAGAAGCTTCGCGCAAGGTATCCGGATGGATTCGATGCGGAGCACAGCCTACACAGAAGGAAGGGAGATATTTGAAAAAGCCTTGTGATATGGACTGCTTCCACTGTGCACATCCTGATTGCATCAATGATGACTTTGGAGAGATCCATGAGTCTGAGCGGCACAATACCAACTCCATGATTCGGGCAAAACGCCTGAAGTCTGCTGGACTGTGTGTCAGGTGCGGAAAGCGTCCCCTACATACCGGCTGGGTCTGCAAAGAGTGCGCAGCAAGGATGGCAGAGCTTATGACAGCCAGAAGGACGGCAAGAGCAGAACAGGGTCTTTGTCCGAGGTGTGGGAAAGTACCATTGGACCCGAGATACAAAATATGCGCGGAGTGCAGAGAGTATTTCAAAAGACACAATCAGGATAGCAGAGAAAGGAGAAGGATTGAGCAAGAAGGAAGACAGGCTCTGGGCTGAAGGGTTTGAGCGAGCCTGTGACATTGCAGAGAGAGAAGGAATTGAGAAACTGCTGGCTGAGCGAAAGTTTCGAGGAGCAACGGGCTTCCACTATCGCATGACGAGCTCCGAGCTGGATGCTGCGAGTGAGGACATTAAAAAGCTGATCTTTGGAACCTTGCGGATCGCATTTGTTTCAGTTCTCCATGATGAATTCGGTTTTGGCAAGACTAGAATCACCAAATTCCTCGATGGTCTGGACAAGTTCGCCACCTACCTCGATTATGGGTGGCTGTACTGGATGGATGCAATTAAGGCAATAGACGATGATCTCGGAATCAATCTCATGATTGAAAACGGTGAGGATCATTTCAGACTTTGGCAGAGACCGGAACCGAAGGATGTGTATTCTGAGGTTGATCTTGTAGAAAAGGATTCATGGACAGCCAGACTGAACTACCTTGGTCTGGTGGATGACGGCAAGGGTCGTGTAGAGTCTAAAGACCATGGATGGTGTTGGAAGTACGAGAATCAATACGACAAGATCCAGATCTATGACGAGCTAGGTGGAATCGTTCTTGCGGTGAACGCCCTTGGAGCGAGAAAGCCGGGTGAGGAGAATGAAAACAGCAAACCGGCATAAGGATTGTGGATACATCACAGGCAGAGGACAGAGGGTTTTGTATGTGGATCCAGGTTGCAGGCATGCTGAGATGGTAAGAGGCGTTTTCGTCTGCGATCCGGATGAGTGCAACGCCTGTCTGCACTACAAGAGGGGGAAACAATGCAGTTCAACTGGAAGGGAAAAGAAAAGATAACTCACCTGTACAAGGAATTCAAGCCTGAGACGCCAAAGCAGGCAGAACAGAGGCGAAAAACCGTCTGCAAGAGCTGTGCCTACTGGATCAGTCCGGGTGAGTATTGCAACTACAGTTTCGTGGAAGGACATATTAGACCCTGTCATGGAAGTATGTGCATAGAGAAAGGAATTTATAAACATGGCTGATTACGCAACATGCAGAGATTCAAGAGAATGCTTCGCAAAGAAGGAAGGACACCTCTGCAAGATCCTGATGGAATCTTACGAGGATGGGAAGTGTCCGTTCTGCAAACCGGAAAGGGAAGTGACGGATGGTGTCCGGTATCCGAAGACAAGGTCCTGAGCACGGAGAAGGCATCGCGAGACCCCACTAAGCCCCTCAGGGGTAGAATTTATAGGGCCACACCCCTAAACGCAGAATTTGACCTTTTTAGTCAAAGGAGAAGTCTATGAGCAGAAGCAATGAAAACGTAATTGAGTGGGCTGACCGGACAGGAGAAAGCCAGCCTGACACTCGGACAGGAAAAACACGCAAACCGAGTGAGGAGATTCGCTGAAAGATTCCCAGATGAGGTTGACCTTGTGGAGAATGAGGATGGTTCGATCTTCGCGCACGTTCCGCTTTCGTGAATCAAGATCACACCTCCACAGAAAAGAGAATACACAGAGGAAGAGCGAGAGGAAATAGCAATCAGATTAGCTCATGCGCGTAAGCAACTAAAGGAATAAAACAGTCAAATCCTTCGTTGAATCCATCGAAGGTATATTTCTTAGGGTAAGAGCAAAAACAAGGAAAATCACGCTAAAAAACGAGGTAATGACATGGGATATAAAGTTGGTGATAAGTTCGTAATTGAAATTGAGGACATTGTAGAAGGGGGGGGGCTACAAAATCAAAGGATTCAAGAATTTGGTTTTGTCTGAGTACAAGCTGAGGATCCTGAACAACCAGGGCGAAGGTAAACACGCCCTGGAACCCGGCGACATTGTATTTGAGGATGGCTTTTCCGGAAAGTACGTAGTAACAGGAGTCTTTTCCCACTTCTGCACAATCATGAATCCCGGCGACTTCAGTACATACAGAGTTTCCGAGTCATCCCTGATCTATGCCGGAGAACATATCAACCTTGATGAAATTTTCGGGAGGTATCGCAAAGATGAGGCTTGTTGATCTTGATGAGATGGAGAAGGAAAGTTTTACCGGCAAGACGGCCTTGATGAAGTTCCTCGGAGTTTATGAGAAGAGCCACCCTCTGACTCGACTGGAACTTGATTACAAAGAGTATAACATCACTCTTTATCCGAAATCAGAAAGCGTGGTGATCGAGAAGAAATGAAGCTGTGTGGAAGCTGCGAAGATAACGAGCATGGACTTTGTGACAGATACGGCAGACTCGTTGAGGACGACGACAGTTGCGAGATAAATCTGACTTTCCGGTGCTCATGGTGTGGAAGCCTGATCTCCTACAGAGGTCTCAAAAGGACGAAAGAGAAACACGCTGATTACTCCTACTTTTGCCAGAAATGCAATGCGACAAGGTTTATCAGGGAGGTGGATTTGGATGGATAAAACAAAGCTGTGTCAGAATCTGGACGCTATCCGAAAGCTCCGTGGATGGAAGCAGGTTGACCTTGCCAGAAAAGTCGGAATCTCACCTCAGACCGTTGGTTATCACCTCAATGGGAAAGCCGGACTCACGCTTGATACCCTCCTGAAATACATGAATGCACTCGGATGCTCTGCGAATGATGTTTTTGATGGGATTGTGGACCGAACAAGATACAATCCGATTATTGAGATTGAGGACTATTACCCTTATAACCTTGCTGTTGCTGTGTATGGCGACGATGTACTGAAGGAATGGTGCCTTGACCCGAAACGGCTGGAAGCGGCGGTTGCAGATCTGACAGAACGACAGCAGAAGATATTGAAGTGTCGCTATCGGAACCATATGAATCTGGAAGACACCGCAAAAGAATTTGGAGTTACAAGAGAGCGGATTCGGCAGTTGGAAGCAAAGGCACTCAGGATGCTGAGACATCCACGGCGGCGATTTTGCTTTGACATTAACAAAATAGATGCCAGCACACACCGCATTTTGGAAGAGAGTCAAAGACTACTCAACGAAAACGAAGCTCTGAAGAAACAGCTCGAAGCGACGCCGAAACCGGAACCGCCAAAGGAAGAACCAAAAAATTTTATTCCGATTGATAACCTTGAACTGTCGGTAAGATCATACAACTGCCTTGCAAGAGCCGGATATCGCTACATTTCAGATCTTGAAGGAATCACAGAAGAAAAATTGATGCGAGTCCGGAACCTGGGACGAAAGTCAATGTTGGAAATTAAAAGCAAGCTGCTTGAACACGGAATTGAGGTGATAAGAGAGTGAAGCTTGACAGAGATGATTGGGTTGTGAGCACTCATCCGGACGGCTCACCAGCGATTTTCAGAAAGTCGCGGATTGTTTCCGAGAGAGAGTATACAAGTGGACGGATTGAGGTTACATACGGACTCGGAAGAAAGTTTTGTGCAAAGAGAAAGGTGGACGAGACATGGAAATTAAACTGATCGGCTACCCCACAGAGGACGACTGGAAAGAGTGCAAGAGGAGAGCACTGATCACGATGTACGGCAAGGGACTCGGAGAGATCAAGCCCCCGACCTCCGAGTGGAAACACAAGATTCTGGAAGCGAGACACAGTCCAATCAGACGCCTGTGGTATTCCTTCCTGATCAAGGATATTCCCTCAAACACAAGTGTGCATCTGTGCAGGCATGTGCACTCACAGCCCTATGTGAGCTCACTCCGCAATGACAGACAGGATGCTATGGACGGCGATGCGGCTCCTAGAAATACCCCTGTCAATATGATCCTCGATGCAAACGCTGAGGAGCTGATGGCGATCGCAAACAAGAGGCTTTGCAACAAGGCGGCAGAGGAGACAAGGTTTGTTGTGAAGGAAATGTGTGCACTGGCTTTGGATGCCACTCCCGAGCTGGAAGGTCTGCTGGTCCCGATGTGTCAGTACCATGGCGGTGTCTGCCATGAGATGAGGAGCTGCCATGAAGAATAAATTAAGCGATCTCAACAATGTTCTCTTTGAGCAGTTGGAAAGACTACAGGATGACAGCTTGAAAGCTGAGGATCTCGACAAAGAGATAGCAAGGTCAAAAGCCGTCACCTCTATCGCATCCCAGATCATCCAGAATGGCAACCTTGCGATGAGGGCGGCAGAGTTTGCAGCGGAATATGGGACCGTGAAGTCTCCGGACCTGCTGCTTGTGGATAATGGACTGATCGATGGGCAAGAGAAGGTATAACGCTGAGGAAGAAGCATTCCTGATCGGCTTCATCCCTGGTCACACCTATCAGGAGTCAGCGGACGCTTTCAATAAAGCCTTTCCCGATCACTACCGTAAAGTATCTCGCACAATGATCAATGCTTTCTGTGAGCGTCATGGACTCACAACAGGAAACAATCACAGGTACCCAAAAGGTCATATTCCTGCAAACAAGGGGAAGAAAGTTCCAAGAGAAAAGCAGAGTATCGCCGGACAGTTCAAGCCGGGTGAAAACAGGAGAACTCTTCCTCTGGGCTCTGAGCGATTGGAAAAGTCGGGCTACCTCTGGGTGAAAGTTGGTCAGCCCCGAAAGTGGCGGAAGAAACATCTGGTAGTGTGGGAACAGGAACACAGCAGACTTCCGCCCGGTCACGTGATCCTGTTCCGGGATGGAAACCGACTGAACTGCAACATTGATAACCTCGCACTGGTCACAAAGAGCGAACACACATACATCATCAAAACAGGTATCAAATGGGAGAGTCCTGAGATTTTCGACAGTTTGCTTATGACGGCGCGGCTCAGGATGAAAATTATTGATAAGGAGACAAAAAAGAAATGAAAAAATTTGTACTTTCCGCAATTTTGTCACTTGCAATCACATCAGTCGCCACTGCCTGCCCTCAGTGGGAATGCCAGCTTGGACTGGATGACTGGAGCTGTGGAGGAGTCCATGGATGCACAGGTACATACTATGACGAAACCACCGCCTACGATCAGTACATCTATTGCCCGTATTGCGGGCACGAGATGTGGGACTGTGTATGCGGGACCTATCAGGAAAGCTACCCAGATGACTGCGGAAGTAATTACGATTGTAATTACAATTATGACTACTCCGGCGACTGTGGCTACTCTGAGTCTTACTCTTGTTCTGGCGGATCCACAATGTCCCACTGGGCAAATGTCCGTGACTGTGCAGGTAACATCATCGGGCAGATCGGAACCGGCTCTTCTGTTGAGGTCTGCGGCACGGATCCATCCAATCCGGATCGAGTCTTGATTTATGACTACTGTACAGGGACCTATGGCAGCGTTTTATCCGACTGTGTGTACGGTGGGTACACATGGGATGGAAGCGGCGACAATGGAATTTATAACAGCTATCAGGGGAGTGGATGCAATGAAAGTTATCAGGGTTATGTCTGTGATACTGCTTATTCTGGAGACTCTTATACTGATTGTGGCTACGTGGAAACAGGATGCAGCGGTGGCTATGATTATAACGCCTGCGGTAGTGGTTACAACGGGAATTGTGCTGTGGGTTATTTGAGGTACACAGAAGCTATTTCCATTGTGAGGAGCTGGGAGATGGCGACAGGTGCTTGCCATACGCTTTGCTGGTGAGGTGAGAACATGGAAACAGAATTGAAACCTTGTCCGTTTTGCGGTGGCGAAGCGACTATTCGCATCTTCAAAGGTAAAGACGGATGGCGTGACAGATATGCGGTAATATGCCGATACGATGAAGGTGGATGCGGTGCGGAAAGTGGATTGTATCACTATATGAGTGAAGCTGTAGAAGCATGGAACAGGAGAGCGACATGAAAAACCGACTCGTTACAGAATACGAACCCGAAGAACAGCTCGAAGTAAGCGAAAACCCCGAAGAAGTCACAGACTACGACTACGAAGATGGCGAAGACGAAGACGACGACAGCCAGACCTATGAGCTGTGTGTTGTGGAGACCGTCAAGAAATACGTTCGAGTCTATGCTGACTCAGCGGAACACGCAAAGGATTGGTTCTCTGATGTGATCCTCAAAGACTTCGATATGCAGAAGAATATTGACAGCTACGAGCGGAAGGTTGAGAGCGTGGAAGGAGTAGGAATTGAAACAGCAGAATACAGTGCGTATTAGTCCTAAAGACTTCGGCACTCTCGCAATCTGCGCTATCCGCTATTGTCAGGGGCGGCAGACATACATGCCGTCCCTGGTGCAGGGGATCGTGAGAGGGCATTTGAAGGAGTTGAGTGATAAGGACCTTGCTGTCATGATTAACGACTGCGATTATCAGGAAGAGTTTAATCTTTACGGCAGTGAAACGATTGATAAACCGGGATGGTTGAAGTGGAAAGAAGATCTGTTGAAGGAGAGGGAACGAAGGAATGAGCAAACAGGATCCTAATCCGATCAAGGATACCATGTGGGCGATGTTCTGGAAAGGCAATCAGGTAGCTAATCTTCCAGAACTGGAAGAATCCGTCAAAAGACTGATCCGAATGGCAACGCAGAAGAACGCAGGTCAGCGGAAAGACTCAACCTGCATCGACTGGAACACGCTTGATATGGAGCTTATGCGGATTGCTATTGAAGCAACGGCTCTTGTGCTGGATGACAGATTTGAAGAATTGAAAAATGAGTGGGAAAGGCAAGATGGAAATGGCACACGTAGAGATGATAATTGATTATGTAACCGATGGTACCGACTTCCAGTATAGCGACAATCACGGAGTGCTGACGCGGTGCAGGGATTGTGTCTTTGCAGATGGTAAATTGAGGATCTGTCGCAATTTTGACGGCCTTAGAGGAGAGCTTAGAGAACTTGATTTTTGCAGTAAGGCGGTGAGGAAGGATGCTGACATTGAATGGATGCACCAGGCAGAACACTTGCTTTGACTGCGAGAATCAGCAATGCACTGGACATGGAGACAAAGGTGCGGATTACCCGAAATACCACTGCGATAATCCACGCGGATTGCAGAATTGTGATGATTGTAGCTTTATCGATGAATTTATCGAAGAGATGAGGAAGGAGTACTTACGAAGCATGAGAGATCCCAAGTTGTACGAAGCTGTAAATTACATTTTGAATTTTATAACCGTCTGTGGTGGTGATATGGACGTTTTGATTACTCCAGATGGCAAAAGAATTGTCGTTGACTGTGACAACCTGCTTGAAGATCTGGGGAGTATTGGAATGTATGCAAAGGGAACTGATAGTGACGAGAACTGATCATTCTGCTGAGTTTGGCAAGATGGTATGAGGTAATGCGATGTATGACGACTTAGGGACTGTAGTCCGTAAAGCTCGGAAACCTCATAAGTGTGACTGGTGTGGAAGAGACATCGAGAAAGGCGAGCAGTACGAATATCAGAAATTCGTCTATGACGGAGAAATGTATGACTGGAAAGCACATCTTGCTTGTAGTCGAGTCGCTTCTGCAATCTGGGATTATGTAGATCCTGATGATGGCATGAGTGAGGATGATTTTATGGAAGGTTGTCAGGAAGTCTGTCAGCGGTTTATATGTCCTGACTGTCAGAAGTGGAACAAAGAATATGAGGAATGCGACGACGACGAAACTTACTGTATTGACAAGATGGACAAATTCTTTCAGATGCATGAGCTGTATGAGGACAGAAGCATGAGGACATGCGGATACAAAGTGTGGAAGTGCAGAGAGAAGATTTGAGGTGATGCGGATGACGTATATCAGATACCGTTTTAAGACTCACTCAGTAGACGATCCTAGACCATTAATTGATATGGCAAAAATTAATATGCCGTGGTGGTGCACGGGATATGCGGGCGATGATAGTTATGCAATTATCGTCTGCTATCTTCCAAAAGATCACGATAAAAGCATTTACTATTACTGGGATGATGCTTTTGATATTGAGGAAGAAGAAATGGAAGAGATCATATATACTGACAGATTTCCAAAGCCTGAATGGATTGATTGAGATTTGAGGTGACGAGATGGAGCTTCCATCGGGATTTATTTTTACTCTCAAAGTAAAAAGTATGACAAAAATTGAGGTTTACGAAAGGGAACTGATTACATGCAAGCACTGCATTCATTGTGCGGATGATTGGAGCGGAGATCAGCCGATGTTTACCTGTGAGCTGGGAAGATGCGGCGAGAGCGTTCAACCGAATGATTTTTGCAGTTACGCAGAGAAAAATTGATTTTCCCACGGTGCTGACTAAGAGTATGAATCGAGATTTGAGGTGATGCGGATGAAAATAACAACGGATAATGCCCATAAATTTCTTGGCTATGTTCTGTGGCAGAGAATGCTTGGAAAGCACATCAGACGAATTAGGATAATTAAGTATCTGGATGGTTCCGGCAGGTATGCATATCAAACGGTTGACAATGTATGTGCGGATGTTCCGGAGCCAAACAGCATACATACACTTGATGTGATAAAAGTAGAGGATTGTCCGGAGATTACAAGGGATTTTGATAATCTCCCAGGGATTGTTGATTGATATTCACCCGGTGCTTGGTTAAGAGCATGGATTGAGATTTGAGGTGATGCGGATGAAGAAAAAGACAACATACCTTTTGCCTATATGGGTAGACATCTACTGCCACGGCGATCCGAAAGACATCCTGATTGACCTGAATGAAAAGCTGACAGAATTCTTTGAAAAGTATGGGGATGCTGTTGCTGGGAATTCCAACAGTATTGATATTCAGTGGTCGGCGAATCAGCACATAGATTTGAGGTGATGGTATGATTTATTGCTATTGTGAGTCATGCAAAAACCATGATGACAATGATACGTGCAAATTGGATTCTGTAACAATTAGTGATAGAGAGCTGACAGCGGTGGGATTCTTGCTGTTGTGTCAGGAATATGAAGAAGAGGATTGAAATTATGCGGATGATAATGATTGTTCTTACAATAGTAATTCCATTATGGTTAATTGGTATTTTTCTCATTGTCAGAGAATGGAAACGTGATTGCAAAGAAATTGGACGAGAAAATCTCGCTGTCTCTCTGTGGGAAAGGCTCAGGGCTTTTGCTATCTGTTTTGTGATTCCGGTGATTGTAGGGCTGTTGATGTCAGTTAAATGATCTGATGAGGTAACAGCCGGGATTTGAGAGGAAGGTAAAACAATGAAATTTATAGCTGGAGTGTTCGCTGGTTATATCTGGTGCGTGGCAATGTGGTGGTTGATAACAGAGACAGGCTTACAGATATCCAACGATACGCAAGTTATTTCAACAGCGATAATCATTGCGGGAGTTATGGCAGGAGAAAAGTAATGGCCGGGATTTGAGTTAAAATCGAGTCAAATTCAAATAATTGAGTGAGGAATTGAGTGAGAAATGGGAGTCTATATCAAAGGCATGAAGATGCCGAAAAACTGCGAACAGTGTCCATGTTCTGATTTATACGGTTGTGCTGTTTTATCTCAGATCATGGCAACAAAAGAAATGAAATCGGGCAGGCCTGATTGGTGTCCACTGGTTGAGATAAAAGAGCCACATGGCGACCTGATTGACAGTGACAAGCTTTTGAAAGCGACTGTTTTAAATCCGGTTCACGTGCCATATATTACAATACGCGATGTAAAAGGCATGACGGCAGTGATCAAAGCGGAAGGTGGTAAATAAATGTCGGTATTGATCAAGGGCATGAGAATGCAGAATAAATGCATAGACTGCCCATTCATGGTAAGTACAGATGATGACAATTGTATCTTGCAAAGTGAAGAAGCAAACAGCGGTTTTGAGACTTGGGATGAAATGAAGAAAGGTTGTCCACTGGTTGAGGTTCCGGAGAAGCACGGAGACCTGATTGACAGAGAAGTGATCAAGCAGGACTTGTCCGATTTTTACAACGGAATTGTAACAGCTAGAAGATTGATAGATGCTCAGGATGTAGTAATCGAAGCGGAAGGAGGTGAAGAATGAATGAATACTACAAGCATTTTTTTCACGGTTCCTGCCCGTATACTGGCGATAAGTGTGAAAAATGGACTTGTAATACTTGTGAAGTAGAGGAAAACGAGAAAGCTCTGCTTAAAGAACTCGACAAGGAAGAAGCGGAAGGAGCGGAAGAATGACAAATGCTGATTATATCAAGAGCCGTTTAACCGATTCGGATATTGCTTCAATGATAGGTAATTTCAACGGTTCTAGATCAATCTTATCTGATAAGGCATATGATGTATGGCATAGATGGGCAGAATCAGTAACGTCAAATCACGGAAATATGGCTGGTCGTGATGGTATAGAAGATCCTTCGGTGTGGTATTGGGAGCGTTGGTGTTATCCTGGAAATAAATGGAAAAGAATGGGAAGAACTCAGAACGTATCTATACAGGTTTGGCTGTCAATGCAGTATAAACCGGAAGAATGGGATGAAGAGGGGAAAGAATGAAAAGAAAAAACATACCTCGTCCATGTATAAACTGCTATAACATGCAAGCATGGTCGCTTGATATGGACGGCGATCCTGATTTCACATGCAAAAAGAAGCCACCATCCGAATACGGCAAAATAGAGTGTGATAAATACGATCCGTTTGGCGAAGATATGCTTAAGATTGATGAGATCAGAAAAGCATTTGGGATAAAACCATGATGTGCCGCGCGGCCGATATGAAAGCAAGGAAGGAGCGGAAAATGACACACAAAGAAGCAATCGCAAAACTCGAACGCCTTCAGGAGCCGGAACCTTGGGAGCCACAGATTGACAGTGAGATGTGGCAGGCGTTGGAGATGGGGATTGAGGCACTGAAGAAGCAGGAGTGGATATCAAGCCGCGATAGACTACCAGATGATAGAAATTGGTACTTAGGCATCTTCAGAGAGCATGACACCGGATGGGTCAGCAGTATTCCGTATGTCTGCGATTATGTTGGGAGAGAAACGCCGATCACAACAAGAGACTATTGGATACTCAAGGATTGCGATGACGGGAACCCTTATTACAAAAATCTGGAGTGTGTTGCATGGATGCCACTGCCTGAGTATGACGAGGTATGATCATGATTACAGCTCTTAGTCCAAACAATTTAGAAAATCCAAACAATCCAAACATGGTTTTTAAGGAGATCATAAAAACCGAGTATCCAAACGGCAAGTATTATTATTCTATTGTCTATGATCAGGACGGAGAAGAACATTGCGGATATTCATCATATGACCTTAAAGTGCTCTCTGAATTTTTGAGAGAGTTTTTTATGCAAACGAATTTACCGAAACTGAGTGGTGCCGGCACAAATGTCGGGAGCAAAAATATGACAGTTACTGCCGCCACTGCGGTACAAAGATGGAAGGGATAAGGGAAGAATGACAGATACCATTAAAGTGATCGGGGGGGCATGGAGCATAAAAAGAAGCTCAAATGTGAGGTCTGGAACGACTCCATGCAAAACTGGAAATCAAAAGCTATCCAGAAAGCACAGTTAATCATTGCGGATGTCCCCTACAATGTGGGAACCAACTTTTACGGATCGAATCCGGTCTGGTATAAAGGCGGCGACAATAAGAACGGAGAAAGCAAACTTGCAGGGAAAGCGGCGTTTGCATCGGATTTCAACTTCAACCTGTATGAATACTTTCACTTCTGTTCTCAGCTTATGCGGAAAGAACCGAAGAAAGGCGGAGCAAGAGGTCGTTCATCCGATGCCCCTTGCATGATTGTTTTCTGCTCTTTCCAGCAACAGTTCACTCTGATAGAGGCGGCGAAGAAACACGGCTTTGTGCATTACATACCGCTGACCTTTGTCAAGAAATCCAGTCCTCAGGCACTCAAGGCAAATATGCGGATTGTCGGAGCCACGGAAAGAGCAATCTTATTCTACCGCTCATACCTTCCGAAGTTCCGCAACGGTGCAATCTATGACGAGGACGGAAAGCCAGTCAGGGGAACAGGGCACATGATTCTTGATTGGATGGAATACGAGAGAGATGGAAAGGAAATCCCAAAGATCCACCCGACGCAGAAAAGCGTTAAGCTGTTAAAACAGCTGATTGAAGTCTGCACAGATCCGGGCGATGTTGTGATTGATCCGTGTTTCGGCTCCGGAGCGACTGGAAGAGCCTGCCTTGAAACTGGACGGCAGTTTTATGGATTCGAGATCAATAAGGAATTTTACAAGAGGGCAAAGGAAGAAATGCTTGTTTTGCCAAGGGATAATCAAATGAGTTTGGATGATCTGAAAGGAGTAACCGCATGATCTTATTTTTCGTTGGCTTTTTTAGCGGTGCTGTCCTTGGCGCGATGCTGACGGCGCTGGTTTCGGCTGGAGGGGATAATGATGACTGATGAGGAATATTTTGAGTTGCTGGAGGAACAGCATGACCATGATGTGGTGATGCTGCCGTCACAGATTGATGCGGAGGAGGAGGATGAAAATGCATAAGCTCAAAAAGAAGCTGAGAACCATACCTGTGCCTGCGCTGTACGAACAGCTTGCGGAGGAATGCGCGGAGCTGGGGAAAGCGGCGCTGAAGATGTCGCGGATCCTGAGAGGAGAGAACCCGACACCGGTGACAATGAGTGAAGCGAAAGAGATGGTTGAGGAGGAATTATCCGATATAGCTGCAGTGTGCTTTGTCCTCGACCTTGATTCTGATGATATGCGGATCGCGACAAAGCTGTGGCGCTGGATTGAGAGATTGGAGGAAGCGAAAAATGAAGCCAACAAGAACGATTGAGGTCCTGAACAAGCTGAAGGAGAAGCATGAAGCTAACCCGGATCTGTATATGCCGGATATCACGAATGAGGAGATCGTAACAGCTCTTGCCACTGGGATTCGTGCTGTTAAGACGCTTGTAGACATAACAATTATATTTGTGCGGGAGGACGAGGATGAAGACAGTAGAGCATCCTGACGGCAGCGTGGACTATGACATCTCGATAGATGAGCTTGATGTGGCATCCACGACACTCCTGAAAATGCTTGCCTACATGAGGAAAAACGATGCGCTGAAGGATCTGCAGGACCATCTTGAAATTGCTTACGTCTGTACCTGCGAGGTGCTCAACACACGGCGTGAGAAGGAGGCGGATGGGACTTGAGCATAAAACGCGATCTGCTTACCCCGGATCAGGTCGATCAGGTTATAGATATGTCCGAAGAGTGCATGACGCCGGAACAGATATTCATGGAGCTTTGCCGAAAGTATCCCGATCAGAAGATCAGCATAGCCGAGGTTACGCTTTGCCGACGGCGATATTTGCACCGGCGTCTTGGGTGTGATAATCTGATGGGTTATAAATACAGACTCCAGGCCTTTCAGCTATTCGAAGGCGGTTTTGATGAGTTTGAGGTCAGCAACATTCTCAACGTAAAGATCCAGCTCGTCGACCAGTGGCACGCATTATGGCAAAAACTGTATGACGATCAGCAACTGGAGCAGGAAACGCTGCGGAAGCAGAAAGCCAATACGGCCGCTGCCGGCCTGAGCTTTCCCGGCGGCGCCGTGTTTGGCGGGAATACCAAAAGAGATACAATCTGGAGGGAGGATTAAACAGAAGGAGGTTGGAGAGGGCAGGAATGAATCTGATAGAGACATCGATAATCAAAGCAGAACTTAAGAAGAATCCTGGGGTCTTGGTGATTGTCCCATCTCCTGCTGCGGCGAAGGTCCTGGAGACGGCCGGTATAGATCCTGACAGAATCGGTACTCTGATTTCTGTCTGGGCAGCGCAGGGGTACAGGGATGATGACAAGGGATGGTATACGCTTATGTCGCGCAGACAGTACGGAATCTGGAAGTCTAAAGAGGAGAAGCTGATCAATGACGCTGAAAGAAAGAAATCAACTCACTAAGGCCTGGCTTTGGAGATACCGGATGCTGAGGCTGGAAGTTAGAAGGCTGAAGGAAGAGTATGACGAGCTGGTATCCGTGCAGGAGTCGGTGGGTGCTATCAGCTATGACGGAATGCCGGGGGGAAGTAAGGTGTCGGACCTTTCTGACCTCATTGTCTCCAGACAGCATAGGCTCGACAGGATTATCAATGCATCCAGTAAGCTGAGCGTGGTCAACGACGAGATCTCCACTGCTATCTCCATGCTGAGCAGCCAACCGGAACAGGACGTTATGTCGTGCAGGTATCTCAGGCTCAAACCAAATCTGGACAGCTACAGCATAACAGAGATAGCAGATTACTTAGGCTATTCAGTCAGTCAGACTAAGACTGTCCATGGCGCGGCACTCGTCAATCTGCCCGGCATCATCAATACCCTGTACCCTGGAGCCATCCCGGACTGAAACTCCATACCTTTTTGTACCTTTTTGTACTTTTTTGTACCTGTCTGTCCGTTGTCCTATAATGCGGACTATGATATTATTACACTACGGGAGCGTGGCAGAAGAATCTGCTGCGCTTCTTTTGTTTGAGGAGTGATTCATTATGTTGGTATCATGTCCGAGGTGCGGCCGGATCCATGAGAGGGGATACCGGTGTCCCAGGATCAGGGCGAAGGCCGAGACAGAAGCTGCAAACTTCCGAAGAACTTCAGCTTGGAAACGAAAGAGTCTGGCAATCAGGGAACGCGACAACTACTTGTGTCAGGTCTGTCTCAAAGAAGGAGTGCTTGAGCACAGAGGAATTTCAGTTCATCATATCGTTCCGGTCGCTGAGGATGGCATGCGAGCACTCGATGATGACAATCTCATTACGTTGTGCGAGTATCACCATCAATTAGCAGAGACTGGAAAGATTTCGAGGGATGAATTGTGTGGGATCCTCGTACAATAAATTGTGTAAATTGTATCCCCCCCCTGCATACAATTCCGCTTTAGCGGAGTGAAGTTGCGAT